CGGTACGACCTACGAGCCGGGCGACAGGCTACAGTCATCGGCCATCACCAGCCCGAATCGCATCAAGCAACTGCTGAATCTGGAGTGGATCGAGGAAGCGCCCGACGAGTATGTCTGCGACGTCTGCGGCGAGGTGTTCAGAACGCCACAGGCCCTTGGAGCGCACAGCCGTAAGCATAAAGGAGGCAGAGGCGATGGGGATTAACGCCATTTTCGGTTGGCTGGAGGGCTCTACGGCATCGAGCACCGCCCCGAGCGTTACGAAGGCCGCCAGCACGGCCAGCCAGCACATCATTTTCGGCATCAGCGGCGGGTACTCCGCAGCCGGGACGCCGAAGACTCTGACGGTGGCCACCAGTTCGGGGACGCTTTGGACCAACTACATCGACGATACATTCAGCATCGAGTTCCCCGCAGGTGTTCCCGTCCAGCCGGGCCGAAAAATCACCGTCACGCTGGGCGAGTCCACAGCGGCAGGAACCAAGGGCCACGTCTGGATTCACGGCAAGACACAGCGATACAGCGCTTAGGGAGTGATGGGCGGTGACCGCAACCTACAACAGCACAACGGTTGGTTCAAGCGGACTGTCGACGGTCCGCTTTCTGATTGGCGACACCTCGACAGACACCGCCCTGCTGACGGATGAGGAGATTAACGCGGTCCTGACCAACTACTCCAGCAATCACTCCCTGGCAGCCGCGTGGTGCTGTGATTCAATTGCGGCCACCTATTCCCGGCAAGCGGATACCGAAAATGAGGGACTGGCGGTCAAGGCCAGTCAGCGAACGGCGGCCTACACCAAGCGGGCGGAAATCCTGCGCAGGCAAGCAGGCTACGGTGCACGGCTGTTCGTCGGCGGGCGCTCAGAGGCCACAAAAGACACCAGAGCGCAGGACACCGATTATGTTCAGCCCTTTTTCAAACGCGCCATGGACGATTATCCGCAGAGTTCAAGCAGCACATAGGGTGGTGCACATGGACGCACAACTACAGGATCAGCTGGGCCAGACAATCAAAGTGGCAACGCCGACCACTGCCATCAACAACTATGGCGAAATGAGCTATGCCGTTGCAACCACGATGGCCGCCCGGATTGTGGGAGAGCAAACCAAACTGCATGATGCAGCGGGCCAAGAACTAATGAGCAGTCACAAGCTCATCACCGCCTCGGCTATTGGCATCAACGACCGTGTCTGGCTGCCGGGAGACAGCACATCTGAGCAGGGGCGTGTCGTTGCCCACGTAGCAGAGCGGGTTGATGAGAACGGCAACACCGATTACCACAAAACATGGTTGAGCGGCAATGTCAGAGCACGTTAGGATCACCGGGGTGACAGAGGCACAGGAGCGGACCCGCAAGCAGATTGAGCATGAGAAACGGGCCATAGCCAGCGGGCTTTACATCGAAGCGTCGAAGACCATGACCCGGAGCAAGCGGGATTTTGTGCCCGTCGACCTCGGCACTCTGCGCGGTTCGGGATACGTAACTTTGCCCCGCGTCATCGCCGGTCTCATCTCGCTGGAGATGGGCTATGGTGGTCCCGCCAGTGACTACGCCATCAAGCAGCATGAGGACCTATCGCTGAACCACCCATCGGGCGGACAGGCCAAGTACTTGGAGCAGCCGGTCAAAGAGGATGCGCCCGGCTGGGCCGACAACCTGCGAGAACATGTCGAGCGCTACCAGGACATGCAGGATTACGGGCAGCAGTTGCAGGGTGACGTGCCGCAGTCTCCCACTGAGGAGGGCGGGTCTACGTGAGCCACAAACCCCCGGAGGATATCGCTACCTATCTATCCACGCAGGGCGTCGCTACCCTTGGTTCAGACCTGTTTATCGGTCCGTTGCGCCCACCCTCCACTGCACAGGGCATTGAGACTACCGCCTGTTTCGTCCAGGGCACCGGCGGGGGGCCCGCTTCCCGCATTTTCGGCACGGCGACGGAAATCAGATGGCCCACCGTGCAGGTGCGAGTACGCAGCACCGGGTTCAGCACCGGCTACAGCCTCTGTCAGAGTGTATACGACACCCTGCAGAGTGCCAGCATCGGCAGCCCAGCCTACATGGACGTGCGGGCCGAACAGAGCGGCCCCATCTGGATTGAGCAGGATGAAAACGGTCACTATCACTGGGCGCTAAATTTCCGCTGCATGTACCAGACAACGTAAACCCTTGCGCCCTGGATAGCCGGACGCGGCGAAAAGCGGCTTTACCCCACCGCCTGCCGGGGCGCATCCTTGTATCGGGGTTGCCACCAGGGGAGGTGAGAACAGACAGGGAGTGACGGCTACATGTCTCTGGACGGCAAGGACGTGGTGATCAAGATTTCGACCGGTGGCACACTGACGGCGGTGGACGAGCTCAACTCGTTTACGATGTCGAATTCCGGTGGTCCGATCGACGTAACGCATTTCGGCGACGACTGGCGGCAGCGCATCTACGGCATTGGCGATGTGACGTATTCGGTGGGCGGATTCTGGGACCCGGACGACACCAATGGGCAGGTAAAGATCAAGGACTCTCTCATCAACAACACCGACCTCTACATCACCGTTTTGCCCGACGGGTCCACGGGGTTCAAGCAGTTGGTGCGCGTGAACTCGTTCGACATCGGAGCTTCGGTCGATGGCGCAGTAACGTTTAGCGCGGAACTCGTCGGTGCCTCCACGTTCGGGGCTTCCACCTGATGTCTCTGGGCAGTACATCAATGGGAGGTGAAGCCCTGTGGCATATGCAGGCAACCATGCGTTGGTAAAAGTCTCCGGCGCGCCGGTGGCGTTCGTCACCGAGGCATGCGCGAGCACCGACTACCAGGTCTACTACGTATCATCGACAGACATCAACAAAGAGCCCTGGGGCAGTACGGCAACGATGATTGTCTATGTGGACGGGTCCACCAGCACCGAGACCTACACACTGGACAGACTCGCCGGATCGGTGTCGTTTGCAGTGGCGGCAACGTCTCGTGGAGCGGTCACGCTTTCAGGAGATTATGTACCCCTATCGTCGGCGGCGAATGCCCATGCGTGGACCATCTCCGTGTCGGCAAACAACCTCGACGACAGTGTATTCGGCGACAGTTGGCGGACCCGCATTCAGGGCTTGAAGGACGTGTCCGGTTCACTCAGCGAGTGGTATTCAGACAATACGTTCGTCGACATCCTCACCAGCACGAGTCAGCAGCCCTGCGTCATTGAGATGTTCCATGCGAGCACGGACACCTACTTCGCCCGTGCCTGGGCGGTCCTGAATACCGATGATGTGTCGGCGGCCGTCGACGGGTTGGTGGAAGGAGCGGTATCGTGGTCTGGGACCCTGGACGCGGACGACAGGGCAATCACGTTCGGCTAGACAGAAAGGACGGGGTACAGATGACGGGCAAGTTTCTCTCTCGGGACGAGATACTTCGCGCCAAGGACATTGAAACCGTCGAGGTCGACGTCCCCGAATGGGGCGGCAAGGTCCGGGTGCGTGGGATGACTGGCACGGAGCGGGACGCGTTCGAGGCCGAGAACTTCCAGGTCCGGGGCCGGAATACGAAGCTGAACTTCGAAAACCTGCGCGCCCGACTCCTGGTTCGGTGCATCGTCGACAACGATGGCAAGCCGATGTTCAGCAAGGGCGACATCGACGCGTTGGGCAAGAAGTCATGCGCGGCGATCCAGCGGCTGTTTAACGTCGCGCAGAAACTCAACGGCCTGAGCGGTGAGGACATCGAGGAACTGGTGGGAAACTCCGAGGACGCCCAGACCGACAGTTCTACTTCCGACTAGCCGCCGACCTCGGTATGACTGTTGCGGAACTCCTCGACCGCATCAGCAGCCATGAACTGTCTGAATGGATGGCGTACTACAGGCTGAAGCATGAGGCCGAGGAAAGGGCACTCGAAGAGGCCAAGCGCAAGGCGAAAAGCTAAATTGTGGTCGCCGGTGGCAGGGTTGTGGGCACCCCCTCCTCGCATCCCTGCTGCCGTGCGGCCTCTATGTAGGGAGGTGCTGACATGGCAACTCTGTTGGGCGTACTCGGGTACAAAATCACTGCTGACACGAAAGATTTCAGCATGGCGATGGACAGGGCCGGGAGAAACCTCGGCAAGCTGGGATCGCAGATGAAAGCCACGGGCCGGACCATGAGCACGTATATCACTGCCCCTATCGCCCTCATAGCCGGGGCGAGCATCAAAATGGCGACGGATTTCGAAGCCAGTATGATGAAGGTCCACACCCTCGTCGGCATAGCGGCCGAACAGGTGGATAAATGGCGGGATAGCATCAAGGCGATGGGTCCTGCTCTCGGCAAAACGCCACAGGAACTGTCTGAAGCGCTGTTTGTAGTCACTTCTGCCGGTGTGCGTGGGGCTGAGTCGCTGAAAATCGTTGAAGCTGCCGCGAAGGCATCAGCAATCGGCCTGGGTGAAACACGAGTGATAGCCAGGGCCGTTACCGGCGCGATGCAGGCATATGGTCCCGCCAATCTGTCTGCCGCTAGAGCAACGGACATTCTGGTCGCAACGGTTCGAGAGGGTAACCTGGAAGCCGCCGATCTTGCAGGCAGCCTCGGTCGTGTGATGGGCATAGCGGCACAGGCGGGCGTCTCATTTGAGCAGTTGGGCGCGTTTGTTGCTACATTCACCCGCATCGGCGTCTCGGCGGAGGAGGCCGTTACTGCTCTGCGCGGCACATTGAGTCTAGTCCTCAAACCCACGAAAATGTCACGTGAGGCATTGGCCACGGTCGGCATGACCATAGATGACCTGCGGGCGTCCATCCAGGAGCGCGGTCTAGCTCAAGCCCTGGTCGACCTGGTCGGAGCATTTGCCGGTAATGAGGAGATGTTGGCGCAGGTAATTCCTAATGTCCGTGCCCTCGCCGGTGTGCTAGGTACGGCAGCCAGTCAGGGCGAGACGTTTGTACAGATTTCGGAGTCCATCAACAACAGTCTGGGCATGACCGATGAGGGATTCGAGGCCGTCCAGAGCACGGCTGCCCAAACGTTCGCCGAATTGAAAGCGCAGCTAGCGGCGACGTCAATCGAAATCGGTGAGACTCTTCTGCCCTATGTCGTCGACCTCGCAGAGGGTATCCGTGACAATGCCAAGGCATTTGCAGAGTTGGACCCAGACATCCAGAAGGCGATAATCGGTTTCGGTCTATTGGCGGCCGCAATAGGCCCGGTCCTTATCCTGATGGGCAATATCATCACGAACGCACCGATTGTAGCCAGGGCACTCGCGGGCATGTACGCCAAAATGGGCATGCTCGGCCCCATCGGCCTAGCTGGTGCATCAATCGGTGCTGGCGTATCCCTCGCCAAGAGGATGCAGGAGACCGGCGCGGTGGAGACAATCGCCCCTAGCATGTTTGCACCTGGAGGCATCCCTGACCTGGCGGCGATTCAGCAAAGGGCGGCCCGCGAAGCGGCTCTGCCAGTTACGGAATCTGCGGCTGGGATGTTTGAGGAAGACCGGGCCATGAGACGGTTTGTGGAAACAACAAAGGCCCAGGCACGGCAGATTCAGGCGGTGGCCGATGCGGCAGGCGGTACTGGAGGAGCGACCGACGGCCTGACCGCAATGGAGCAGGCAGTCATGCTGGCCGATAGCCGTCTCCAGGCACTGACGCTGACGATGCAGACGGAGCTTGCCACCATGCGCGGCGTAGCCGATGAGACCGACATTCTAACCCGCAGGAACGAGCTCCTGGGCACCGTCGCTGAGGGAGTGCGGGATAAAATCGCCGTCCTGCAATCGGCCCTTGATCAGCAGATAGCCATGACCGGGGCAACCAGCATGGAAGCCCAAGAACTGAATCTCGAACTCCTGAACACTCAGTTGCAGGAGGCCGAATTGGGGGCCGAAATCCGGGCGACGACCGAGGCCCTGCTGGCCCAGCAGGAACAGATGGAGAAGACCGCCGAGACGGCTGAAAGCCGCTACGTCGGAGCCCTACAGCGGGCGCTGGCCGCCATGCAGGGTGGGTTGCCCATCGGGATGGGCATGGCCCGCGAATGGGCCGGATCAATGCTCAGCCGCGAACAATTGACCGCCGCGTGGCAACAAGTACAAAGAGACTACCACGCCGCAACCCCCGAGTGGCAACGGGCGTGGTTCGAGCGCCGCTACGGCGTGGCCCCTCCCGGTCTGGCCAACGGCGGGCTGGTTACCTCCCCTACCCCCGCGATGGTCGGAGAAGCCGGACCGGAACTCGTAGTCCCTCTTGCCAAACTCGGGGACATGGGCGGCACGACCAACGTGACGGTCAACATCAACAATCCGCAGGTCAGCAATGACATGGACCTGGAGCGCATAGGAAGAGCGGTCGAGGACCGGATCATGACCGCCCTGCGCCGGTCCCGGCGGTATGACATCACAAGGTAGGTGACAACGATGCGTGAGTTGCCCGAACTCCGCACCCTGCATAGCAAGACGTATGACATCGGTGATGGTAGGCGTCGCGTAGTCGTCCAACAGGGGATGCACTACCACGACCGCGACACGGGCCAACTGGAGCAGTACAGGGGCATCATTGGCAAGGACGACCGGGCGGCCCAGACCGGGTATGAATATCGCTGCAAGGGCCAACACTGGTCGCGGTTCGGCCGTCGCGGCAACTGGCGTATTGGTGTTGGTCCGGGCCGCCACGTATCGTTTACCCCACAGGCAGTCCAGCAGTGCAAGCCAAAGCTTGATGGCGGTAGTATAACCTACCCCGGTCTGTGGCAGTCTGCCGACCTGCGGCTGTCCGTTCGTCCCGAGGGTGTCAAAGAAGACATTGTCCTGCATGGAGCCGACGCCCCAACAGAATATGCCTTCGCCATGCACTCCGTGGGCGTTAAGGCCCGCCAGGAGGGACAGGTCATTCTCCTTACCGCCGATGATGCCGTAATCGCCCGCATTCCCGCCCCTACCGTTGTCGATGCTGAGGGCAATGAAGGCAGTGTAAGTGTGTCCCTGCGCGGGCATACGATTACTCTCACCGTCAATGTCGACTGGCTGAGCGCACCGGATCGGGCATGGCCCGCGACCGTCGACCCGAGCGTAACGCTCCAACCGGGGCCGGGGAAGGATACGTTTATCCACAAAGATGACCCTGCGGATAATTACGGCACAGAAACCTACCTTCAGCTGAGGTGTCGCGATAAATTTGAAAAACACGTACTAGTGGAGACCACGGGCTTTGACACGTATGTGGGAAAACCAATTACCGTTACAACCGGAACATTGTCGCTTAATGCATACAACATCGCCAACACGTCGACTATTGCGTTGCCAGCACAACTCTATCGCTGCTCAACTTCGTGGGCGTCGTCCTCCGCGACGTGGAATACCATGGCCAACAACAAGGGCTCCACGGTCTATGATACGATTACATTTACAACGGATAGCGATCTTGGCTTCCACGCTTGGGATGTAACCTCTCTTCTGCAACACTGGGCCGACGCCACCTACACACACTATGGTTTCTATCTCTATCCCAATAGCACAGGAACCAACGCAGTTGTAGATTTCCGCTCCGGCGACTACGGCACGACCTCCCAGCGTCCCAAGCTGGAGTTCACCTACACCCTCCCTACCCCCGTCATGACCTACCCTTCCGGCTCCCAGGTTGCCCCGAGCACGGCCAACAACGACGTCACGCCCACCCTCACCTGGACCTACGGTGGCACACAATCCAAGTATCAGACGCAGGTCCTGGACGAAGAGGGCACTGTCATCTACGACTCGGGCGAGGTGACGTCCACCGGCGCAAATGATGCCATGGTCACCGGGGACGGACTCGGCTACGACACCCTCTATCGTGCCCGCGTCAGGTGCTACGAGTCCGGCCTGACATGGTCCGAGTATGCCACCCCCACTTGGATGCAATTTGGCATTACTGCTCCTAGCGGACTGGCGGCTACCGGCGCATCGTCTGCCGCTGAGGTGCAACTGTCTTGGACCAGCAGCAGTGCGGAGATACTGTCTGGCTACAACCTCTACCGCAGACTGGCCTCGGCGGGCACCAGTGCCTATGAGGCGATCAACCTGTCCATCCTCGATACCACTTCCCACGACGACGAGACGGCGGCAAGTGGCACAACCTACACTTACGCCGTTTCGGCTATCGCCAGCGACGAGACCGAGTCCTCGCTGTCGACAGGCGTTTCCGGCTCCGTGACGTTCATGGGCTCCTGGATCGGCGACAGTCAAATCTACCTGCGTCGTCCTCCCCGATTCACGCGGGGCCGTCGGTCGAGCAAGCGGTTGGACCTCGACGGACACTATCAGGTGCAGGACAGGGGATGGGCACCGCAGGAGGTTGACTTGGACATCAGGTTCAGCAACAGCACCGGACGCGACGACGTCTACGACCTGTTCTCAACCTCGGCGGCGGCCACCTACCGGGACGACCGGGGCAATGTTCTCCGAGGTAAGGTGACCTCCATCGCCGAGGAAGAAATCTACATGACCGGCTCCGGCCTACACGGCGGTGTGATGCTGTCCTTAACGGAGGTGTCTACCGAATGAGTCTCGTCTGTAAGCTCTACGACTCAGCGGGTACGACCCTCATCAAGACTATTGACTGCCATCGTATCGAGATTGACGCCGACAGGAATCGGTCTGTGCGGCGTACCGCCACATTTCGGTGTCCCAAAACCTATCTCCAGGACCTCAAAACCCTGGGTCGCCTGGTGCGCATCTACGACAGTGGGCAGGGAGACGGATACCAGGGATGGGAGTCGGTAGTCGCGGCGGAGATGAACAATGATGATCTGGATTCGTGGACGGTGTCCGGTGGCTCGGGAACGGTCACCTACGAGGACGACACGGACTGCAGTTACTGGAAGAAGGCAAGGTTCACCGGGTATAAATGGTTTACATACCCGACTGACATCACATTTGACCCCACGGCGCTTTACCGTCTCACAACACGGGTTGCACAGGTGTCGGACCCCGCCAGCGGCGGCAAGGGCATATACTGCGGCGTGAATTGCTACACGGCCGGAGGCATTAACCTGCGGATATTTCGAGATCTGGGTAGCCAGCACTATATCGCAGCCTCCGGGCAGACGCAGACCGCGGATGGTTCGTGGACGACTTACACCGGATACCTGCGCGGAACTGGTACACCGGCCGGACTGCGACATATGAATATTTATGACCCCGCTTTTGCCTATCCCGGCACATACTACATCCGGCCCCTGGTCGCGGTAAACTATGCATACGGCGACGGCGTCGCCGACGTCGACTACGTCCGCCTGGACAAAGAAGCCAAGATCGGTCAGGTGTTCGAGGGCTACATTGATGAAATCGAACTCTCCGGTCCGCCGGGCCTGGAGGAGTGTGTTGTCTATTGCCGCGACCGCAGCAAAGGGCTTGTGTTGGCCCGGTGGCAGGATGAAACCACCTATGAGGACACATCCGCCAGCGAGGGCAGCCAGTTAGCATCGTCGGCTACCGGCTCCACGATCATGGCCGCTGGGGACGACATCACATCACAGGCACGTGTCGGCTCGACCGCGCTGGAGGCTACAGTCGGAGGAATTCAGTCCGAGGTGGAACCCGACAGTGAATCTGGGGACATCCTAGATGGCGACTATTCTGTAGACTACTCGGCGGGCGGCCTGACACTGTTGACGTCCACGACAATCATTGACCTCCAGGCTACCGAGGACTTACAGTCCATCGCGGTCACGACCAACGGGACGGAGACCATCTACCTCTCGACCGACGGCAGCACGTACACAGCGGGAACGACGGGCAACGCCCGCTACATCAAGGTAGAAATCACCAAAAGCAGCGGCCCGATTACGGCCAGCATCGCCATTGTGACCGACACGACCTACAGCGCAAGTGACGCCCTGGTGGATAACGAAACCCCCTGGAGGCCCGACCCGGACGAGCTTACACCGTACCTGGAACTGGACTGCGGCTCATCGGTCAACATGAGCCAGGTGTCGTGCCGACTTGGCCTGGCCGACGGTGATCCGTTGACGCGGTATAAGGTTGAAGTGAGCTACTACAGAGCCGATCATAGCATGTGGTTTCACGTGGGCCGGTTCGATTGTGGGACGCGATTAGAAGCGTTGCTGGCGGTTCCGAGTTCATACACGACCCAGCGCTATGTCCGCATCACCTTCTTGGGCTGGTACGGCCCGCCTCCCGCCGTCCGCTTCGTCGAAGTCAAGTATCCCACGGTAGGCACCGCCACGGGGCGGCTGTTCGACCTGCTACAGACAATCGCGAACAACGCCGGAGAAACCCGCATGGCAATACAGCCAACTCAGCAGTTGGTCCCCGCAGTCACCTGGAGTAGGGGCACAACTAAGTGGGAAAGCCTGTACCAGTTGTGTAGAGACCTCGGCTGGGAGTTGTTCTACGACCGCTTTGGGTTTTTGACCGCCCGCTTCGCGGACACCGAACCCTGGGTGGACGATATGCCGGAGTTCGATTCGGCGTTCGAGGCCCATCAGATTTACAGCGACGCGGACATCCACAACATCATCCTGGCGGACAACGGCAGTCCCACTAATCCACTGCAGACGACGAAGACCAACGACAGTGCATGGTCAAAAACCTCGACGGTGAACCTCGGCGACCGTGCCAGCCCCATCCTCTACGCCGCACTGGCGAACACGCAGAACAAGCTGGACCTGTTCGCGTTGGAACAGCTGCGACGCGCCAGCAGACAAACGGCGCGGGCGAGACTGACGCATATTGCCGACGGCCCGTCTCCAGCATCGAACGTTGAACCCGGTGACTGCATTTTGGTGCGCCTGGACCCGGACGATGACACTGGGATCGTATACGCAGTTGAACGGCTGACGCTGGTCGATGATGCCGAGAGCAGTAAATATGATGTGACGGCGGAGTTGAGTGAGCTATGAGTATTGCGCGGGAAATAGACGACATCGTCCTCGCAGGGACCCGGCCCCTGCCCCGCTACTGGATTGTGAGTCAGGTGAACAGCACGGACCATGAGTGCAAAATCAAGCGTACCGCTACAAGCACCGTAACCCGCTGGCTGCCATACAACGTAGACCTCACCCTCAACGTAGGCGACACCGTTGCTATCAGCGGGCTCGATCTCAATAGTGCGATTGTGACGACCAAGCTGACTACGTGAGGGAGTGATTGGAGTTGACCACGAACTTGAAGACTATCAGTGACTGTCAGGTGCTCCTTGCCAGGTCTCCGAATGACAATGTACTCCACGATTCCGGGACTGTCACACAGGATGGAGAAACTTCCGCCTTCGACATCGGCGGCTATCTGCACGGCTGGCTGGTGGTCGATGTGACCGACATGTCCGGCGCGGCCCCGACGATGGACCTGGAACTGCAGGGTTACAACGGACTGTCGGGCAAGTGGTTCGCCGTGCCCGGACTCACCATCGCGCAGATTACCGAAATCGGCCAGACGGTTTACGTGACGCCGGAGTTGATTTGCCAGAAGGTCCGTCTTGTCTGGACTATAGGCGGCGATCAGCCGTCGGTTACGTTCAGCGCGAACCTGCAAGTAAAATCATGAGCGCCGGGGACAAGCTGCTGCAACTGTGGCTCCGGGCCGCAGGGCACGACCCCGGTCCGATTGACGGCATCTATGGGCCAAAAACGGGGCGGGCGGTGGTAGCGTTCCAGCAGCAGGCGGGGTTATCGGTAGATGGGATTGTGGGGCCGAAAACCTGTGCGTCTCTGTATGAGGCAACAGGCGTGGTAGCAAGAGAGTGGCGCATCTGCAACAACACTGTGTATGCTCTTGGATTTGACCGCAAGCGCTACACTCAGCGGATGGTGCTAGGTCGTCCTCAGCCAGTCAGCAGACACGCACGGGGCCACATAGCGGCCATCAACGGCGGGTTCTTCGACCTGCGCTCCGGCCTTCCCATAGGCGCTACTATATATGAAGGAACTGTCGTCAATGATTTGGCAGACAACCGGGCCGGAGAGTGGGCGATCCTCGACGTGGACAACCTACGGATACTGCGCCACCCTGGACGGGCCAGTCTGTTGGCGAAATCCGGCGTGGAGAACTGCGTCGCCAGCTATACGCGGTTGATTGTCGACGGGAAAGCGGACATCGGGCGCACCTGCTGGAATTTGCGGAGGCGTCAGCCTCGGTCGGCCATCGGGTGGTCGGACGCCATGCTGTGGTTCGTCGTCGCCGACGGTCGGCGGCACGGTAGTGCGGGACTAACTCTGACGCAGTTGCGTGACGTGACGGGAATGGCGCTCAATACACCAGACCTGCACGGACAAGCAGGCTGGTGCAACAATGCAATGTCTCTCGACGGGGGTGGATCGTCAACGCTGGTCTGGCAAGGGCACGTAATCAATCATCCCAGCGACGGCCGGGAACGCCCTGTGCCCACCGCGATTGTGATTGACTGACTGGGAGGTGGCCGGGACGTGGATTGGTTCATGCAGTTGGCGGACGCAGGTTTGGGCATAGCCGCTCTAGGAGTACTAGTGTACGTGCTCAAGGCATTTCTGCCCTCGACCCTGCAGGTGATGAGTACGATGAAGGGGCTTGGCGAAACGATGACCGAGTTGGTTACGTATCTCCGCACCTGCAAGCAACAGGAATCCGAGGATAGGCGCGAACTCCGGGAGACCCTGAACAGCATGAACGCCGCCCTGTCTGACCAGAACGCCATGACCCGTGAAATCCTTGAACATACACGGCATCTGAGAGGAGACTACCGCGATGCTGCGGCTAGGTGATTCGGGCCTGGAGGTCGACCGACTGCAACGAGAACTCACATATCTGGGCTGGTTGGACGGGACGCCCGATGGCAACTACGACCAGATGACGGCGCAGGCCGTCACGGCGTTTCAGCGGTACTATGCCCTGCAGATTGACGGTATTGCCGGACCGGAGACATTGGGCACGCTCAAGCGGATTTTGTTCATTGCGGCTCTACGCCCTCATGTGGAGCATATCGAGCGGGCACATGGCCTGCCTGCCGCTGCCGTCCTGGCCCAGGCGTGTCTAGAGAGTAATTTCGGCGAGTCTGCACCGGGCAACAACCTGTTCGGCATCAAGTGGACAGGCGATGGCGAATACGTGGAGCGCCAGACGTGGGAGTATAGAGATGGCAAGAGGGTCCGGGTGCAGGCCAAGTTTCGCGCCTACGAGTCTACTGCCGACAGCCTACGCGATTATGCCGCCCTGATTGTCGATGCTAGCAGATACACGACCGCCCGCGAGTGGCCCACCTGTCCTGTGGCCTATGTCTACTGGGTCTGGCGCGGCAGGTACGCAACGGATATTACCTATGTGGACAAGGTCCTGGCGATCATGCGCCAGTATCGGTTGCTCGACTGCACGGAGCCGGGACCGGACATCGGAGCGGTTAAGAGTGAGTTGAGAGATATCCAAGAGTCCGCCCACAACTGCCTAGCGCTGTTGTCGGGTATGAAGGGAGGAGCGGTTGATGGACTTTGAGCTCATCAGCGGAGTCGGTGCCGTCGCCATCATCGTTGCAATCGTGCAGATGGTCAAGGGTTTCGGGTTTCCCTCCCGGTTCGCCGGGTTGCTGGCCGTCGGGTTTGGTGTGGTGCTGTCTCTGAGTCACGCCTACCTGGCCGATGCTGAGTGGTTCAGGGCGCTGATTGTCGGCCTGGCCGTCGGCCTGAGCGCGGCGGGACTCTGGAGCGCCGGGAAACACACCATTAGTGGCTGAGCATTCGCCCCCTCCGGCCCTGCCCCTTTCGGGGTGGGGCCAAATTTTTTTTCATCTTTTTCGCGGAAACCCCTTGACAGGCGTATGCCACTATGCTATTATGTAGATGAGGAGGGGATGGAATGGCTCAGAGGAATGGCTACCGGGCGAACCCCTGGCAGAAACACGGCAGGTGTCGCATTTATATCGAGATCGAACACGGCACGCGGCGGCAGCCCTGGCGGGGCCTCGGCTACCTGGACCGCCAGGCGGACGGCACCTGGCAAGAGGTGCGGACGAAGGGCACCGCCGACCAATGGTGCCACGCCCTGCGGACCCTCGGCGGCATCGAGAGTCTGGTCGCGGCCCTGGGGCTGGGCGAGGATTCCCCGGCACAGCAGGAGCGAGCCGAGAAGATCGCGGCTTGGGATGAGACCCTGGCGGCATGGACGGCGGCCATTGAGGGCCAGGAGCTTACCCCCAGCCAGCGGACCACCTCCCTGGCGTATGTGCGCCAGGCGCGGCGGCGGCTGGAGGAGGAGGGACCCGACACCCAGGTCCAGCTCCCTGCGGGGCAGATGGTTGGATTGGAGGAGATACGGCGGCTGCTGGAGATTGGGTAGGGGAGGCAACATCATGCGCTACTACCACAAAACAGGAGGAGGGAATATGAATGAAACGCTGGATAACGAACCGGTACGTCACCGCCTGCGAGGATGAGGTCGAGCGGTTGTGTGGCATAGACCACACGCCGCCTGAGAAAGTCGATTACACCGACGGCGTGGAGCCGGTCCATGTGACGGGGAGTTGGGCCTACTGGTCCGACGGGCGTTTTACGACAGGCGTCCACCTCAGCCAAGAATTGCCGAAGGGCGGCAGCTTGTCGCCCGATGCGGTCCGGCTCATATCTTCTGTCTGGGGTGCTGATGGCAGCTGGGTCGAGGGCGGACTCCAGACGCTCACTACCATCAAAAAAATTGTGAAGCAACGTGAGATCTGTGATGAACTGGGGCTCCGCTACGCCACCCTGCCGCTCATCAGGCGGGTTGTAGTGGAGCGCAACGACGGTACAACCGATACGCTGTACACCCTCCAGGAGGGCTATGGCGACGGTTACCAGTACGATGTGTACATGTCCCGGGAGAAACTGGAAGAGTATATCGAGCGGCATAATCTGCGGAAAGCGGACGAGGAGGGACCGAAATGATAACCGGAGCAGCCCGAATCCGCATCATCGACCGCGACCTGCAGCGGGCCCTGCAGTGGGCCCGGAAACAGTACCGCCGGGGGTACCTCACCTGGCAGGAGGGCGCCGAACTCTGGGATGCCCTCCGGGAGTGGGATGAGTTGCCGATCTCCTGTGGGATGATCGGCGGCATAGAGGCCGACGAAAGGGCGGCCTGCACCGCCGCCGCAGAACTGCGGGACTGGTTGGCCGACGCCGTCGTGGAGGAGGCTCCTCCGCATCCGCTCAAGACGGCGGTAGCCGCCTGGGAGCAGCGCCTGCGGGCGTTGCCGGTTGGGGGCACACTTAGCTGCACGGTCCCGGCCGAGGCCCAAAACCTCGATGGGGAAGTGCTACGGACCGTGAGCGAGCTCGGCCCGGTCACCATCACTCGCCTGCCTGTGGGGTGGGTGGTGGATGGGGTCATTGTGATTAGGGGGTGTGACGGCGGGCCCCGCCTGCCGGTGGACGATAGCAAGTTGGACGCCGTGCGGGCGGTAGCCTACGAGCACGACGTCCTGCGGCGCAGGTCCCGGTACAACTGGTGTGCCTGCTGCGGCGAGTATGAAGTCACAGGAGCCGACTCCGGCCCCCAGGTTGGGCAGTGGTATCTGTGTGCTACCTGCCTGGAGGCCGCCAGCAGAACGGATGCTGCGGCCCAGCAGGAGCGGGCCGCCAAAATCAGGGCCTGGGATGAGGCCCTGGCGGCGTGGACCGCAGCCATTGCCCGCCGGGGCCAAGCCCGCTACGATGACCTGGCGTATGTGCGCCAGGCACGGCGGCGGCTGGCGGCCTATGGGCCTGATACGCAGGTCTGGCTGCCGGGAGGCGGCTTCAGGCCGCTGGAAGAATTCCGGCGACTGATGGGGGTAGAGGCCGCCAACCCCGCCTGACGAGGCCAGGAGGGGCCGAAACCGGGGCCTGGCCCCGGTCGCGGGGGACCGCAAATACAGATGAGGAGGGGAATACTGATGGCGCGTTATTACACCTGTTGGGAGCAGTCGCCCCAGGGCTGCGACGTGATGCATGAGTCTCATGAGGCGGCCGAACGGTGTTGTGCCGACCACAACCGGGGTTGCCGCGCACAGGGCGGCTACTCGGCCCGCCGCATCTACAGCATCGAGGCCGAGTCGGTGGCGGAGGCCCGCCGCAAGTGGTCCGCAACCGATATGCTGTGGTTGATCCGCAATCCCGGCGGCCATATCAAATAAGGAGAGGGGCAACATGAAAACCATCCAACTCAACGTCTACGTATCCCCTGCCATGCGCGAGGCCCTGCGTCGCGCTGCGTTCGAGGCTGGACCGGGGTCGAGCATGTCGGCCCTGGCGGTGGAGGCGATCCGGGCGTATCCGCCGGTTGCGAAGTATCTGGAGGAGGGCGAGGGGGATGAATAAGACAACCCTCGAATCACGGCTCAGGACACTTATCCGCCAATGGGGCCAGGATGCTCCTCACATGTCAGCGGACGGGCCGACGGTCATGCGTATGTGCAGGAACCAAATCATTCATGCCGTTGTTGCATACAGCGGTAATCACCAACCTGACCCCCTACTCGTTGACTGCGCTACCTGCAACGGGCATGTAACAGAGGATTGCCCCGAATGCAGGGGTACAGGTTGGGCGCTGACATTGCACGGCACGATGGAGTAGATGCCTAGACCGCGAACTTAGATATCGAGACGGGCTACGTCTGGACAGCGTGACAGACTGCTAATAATTTGCTAAAACTCCTGCCGCGCCGATGGGCGTCTGTGGACCCGAATCAAACCGGGAAGGACGCTCGAAACCCCCGTGGGAACTGCATTCGTGCGCCGGGCCGCCACAGGGCGCGCGACATGACGCATAAATGGGGTTCAAGAGGCCGCCGGTTCGAGTCCGGCCGGCCCGACCACGGAGGTTAAAACCGGAAACCCCCGCACTGCGGGGGTTTCGGCGTCCGATGGCTCGGGACGAATTCCATCGGACTGGGGACGGGCCGAGGCAACCTGCTAAGAATTTGCTAAAACTCGCCCAACACCCTCTCCACTGCGCGGGCTGCCTCCTCCTGCATACCGGGCAGTACATGGCTGTAAGTGTCCATCGTGGTCCGAATCTGCGAATGCCCCAGTCTCTCCGCTACCACCTTGGGGTGAATGCCCTGTTTGAGCAGGGTTGTAGCGTGGGTGTGGCGGAGTCCATGAAAGGGGATGTACGGGACCGGCAGGCGCTTGATTGCACGTTCATAGCGTCGTGTCAGCGCCCTGGGCTCCATATGCTCACCCCCCGGACCGGGGAACACCAGATGGCAGTCGAGGTAGCGCCCGCCCATTATTAGCCGTATCTGCAACTGATGGGTACGATGATGCCGCAGGGCCTGGATACAGGAGTCGGGTAGGGCGACCTGCCTTACGCTATGCTCGGTTTTCGGCACACCGACAATCAACCGACGGCCGACCCTTTGCACGCTACGCTGGACGCTCACGGTCCTCCGCTCCCAATCGATATCCTGCCACTCTAGAGCCAGCAGTTCGCCGCGCCGCATCCCGGTCATCAGGGCCAGCAGGTAGAGTGGGTAAACTGCATCGTTGCGGGTTGCCTGGAGGAACACGGTTGCCTGCTCGACTGTCCAGGCAGTCGGACGTTGTTTATCGGGCCGAGGTGGGTCGATCAGGTCGGCCACATTGCGGCTGACCATCCCCCACCGCACGGCATCGGACAACGCCTCGCGAATCACGGCGTGGATATATCTCACCGACTGCGGAGATAGGCCGCCCGGCTTGCCGTCGCTGCGGCCACCCTGTAGTTTGGCGGCGTAGAGCTCCTGGAGGTCCAAGGGTGTGAGCTTGGACAGGAGAATGCTGCCGATAGCGGGAGTGATGTGGCAACGAATTTGTATCTCATAGCTTGTGGCGGTTGCGGGCCGGATTCGGGTTACATGCGAGTCATACCATCGCGTCAGAAACTGCCCGACGGTCATCCGCGATGTGTCTTGCATCTGACCCCTGGCAACAGCAGCCTCACGCTCTGCCAGGACGGCCTTTGCTTGTGCCTTCGTGCCCCTGATTGTCTCCCATTTCTGCCGGTATTTGCCCGTCTGCGGGTCCCGACCGAGGCTGTAGATGATTGTCCAGGTGCCCTTACCCCGCTTGCGGATAGACCCCATTGTCTAGCCCGCCGCCAGACGGTAGACTGCTATCAGCACCAGCGCCAGCAAAATCCCCGCGAGCATCCAGCCTGCGGCCTGCAAACCCCTCATCCCCATACCCCCTTACTGCAGCGGTTTGATGGTGTCTACGATCCTCAGCAGGTCGTCGTCGGTGAAATGGTCCCATTGTATATGCTCATATTTGCTGCGACTGATGGACCATCTGAGGTACTGTTTCCAGGTACGCTTTCCATATACATCGTCGTAGGGTAGCGTCACCCAGACTACCACCGTACGCAGACTGGGACTGGTGTCAAACAGCCGCTTGATCTTATCGGCCCACTTCCGGCCTATCTCCTTGCGGAGTTCGGAGTCGGTTGTCGCCCGAACCGGCATGAAATTATAGTGGATCGTCAACGTGCCCTCAGACATCGTGATGCTGGTTGCACCGGACCCACCGTTTGTCGACCTGCCGATTATGCCCTCCGGCGTCGCTGCACTGCAACCGGCCAGCAGGACGGCAACGAGTCCGATGATGCCTAACCGCCACATTATACCAACCCCCCATTATTGTCATAGCGCCCAGAGACAGTTGCAGCCGGTCCCGGATCGACCCGACTACGCAAACGGTTGATCACTCCTCGGTCACTCTGACGGCCGACCGATGAGCGCGATGTTGCTGGATATCGCACAATAGACGATAACGTGGGTTGTCGGTACAATCTTTAAAACGACAGGAGGCTCTTGGATTGCTGTCTGGGCTGCCATAATTCCCACCTCGTTTGCAGCCCTATGATGACAGATGCAGTGATGCTGACCACGTCGCGGAGGGCGCGTCACCTGATAGCGTCCATGCTATGCGGGCCTGCGCCGACGGTGGGAGGTCTATTGCTATAGCCTGTGGAGATGTCGTGGCTGCGGAGTATTCAACCTTAGTATCGGGCATACGAACCCACTTACTGCCAGCGAGGTATTGCATTTCAAGCGTCAATCGTGAGTTGGAGGCAATATCAGAGACACCGACGACCAGCCAGGCACATACGTAGCCGGACAGATTGACGGCCGATCCCGTGCCTAAATCTGTCGTTGTGCCGCTATGGAGCGCCACTTCTTCAAATGCATGTTCGGCACGTGTCTGAATGTGCGGCTGATGTATTCTGTCGATGGGCATTCATGTGTCCCCTTCCTCGTTTTGATGACGTTTCTGTGCCCGCATGATATTGATTATGCCGCGAATGAAGTCGGGATCGATGTTGTTTTCATCTATCTCTCGGGCCATTAGCAGGAACTCTTCACTGCCCTCCTGACAGACCCACTCAGCCAAGTCATCGGGCAACTGATGAGTGATATCCCGCAGATACACCCGCTTGGGATCGGGTATCCCAAAGACCTCGCCGATGTGCCGTTGGTACAGTTCTACCATCGCGAATAGAGCCTCATAGGGCGGCATTCTCCCGCCGCGATGGCGCTCCCAGTTGTAAATGCTCTGAATCGTAGTGCCCAAATGCTCTGCGACCTCACGTCGGCTGAGGCCCTTGTCTTTGCGCATCTGCTCCAGCCGTCGTCCTATCTCGCGCAACTCGGTACTCGTTGCCTACACCCCCTATGTGTCTAGGCAGCAGCAGCCTCTACACATAATCCCCTACGCCAACCATACACCGGCTTGTTGTATTGGTCAATACGACGGTATGGCGTTAAATATCGGGCTAATACACCGTTTGGTTGCATTATAGCATAACAAGTCGGCGCATCTCTCCCGTATGGACTCATAATACCCCCGCCTTGCCTTGCACTTATATAACACCATGTTGTATGATGTACACAGGGAGGGGGAAAAATGGATATACAAATTGTCGGCATCCCCGACGCACTGGCCCGTCTCAAACTTACCCAGCGGGCGCTGGCCCGGAAGGCGGGAGTGTCGTCACAGCATATATGGGCAGTAGCCAACGGGCATAAACCGCCGTCACTCAACGTACTCATGGATATAGCCTGTGCCTTGCAATCGCCCCTTATCATTCGGATGAGTGGGCAAGACGGCAGCGAGCACGATTTTGTTCTCTCGCCCCAAGACTCTCCCCCTCCGTACCCGACCGGCTGGGTGCCTAATCAGATCGATGGACACCCAGCGATGGTCGGGTCGTGCTATGTGGAGGAGGCGGAGGAATCGGCAGAGCAGGTGCAGGCGGTCCTCACAAAACTCTGCCATGAGATATACAAGGGCGAGCTGGATATGGAGGAGGTTTCACAGTTGATGGAACAGGTGTGGGATGTCTACACCGCCATCAACTGCCTCGTGCATATGGCCCGTGAGTACGGACTCGAAGAGGGGGTCAAACTCGGATGGGAGAGGCACTTCGACAAGATGATCGACCAGGGGATGCACGACCCGGACAAGGTTTGCTGACAGCCGCTGAGGTGGGGCGGATGTTCGGCATTACGGCATCCTCAGTCCACAAACGCTGTCAGGCAGGGCAGTTGCCCTTTTTGGCCCCGACGCCGGATCGGCGGCTGTTTTCACCCCGAGTGCTGGAGGCATACCAAATCGTCGGAGGTGCTCCGGTCTACCGGAGGCTGTACGACGAAGCGTATCGTGTGTCTCGCAACCCCGATATGGCGCGGGCACAGGCGAGCGTGGAACTGATCCGTTTGGCCCGGATGGAGGACGAACAATCCAATCAACCCCAGCGCACAGGTCCAGTTGTCGTAGTCATCGGCGACGGTGACAAGGGACGGCGACTGGCCGAGGCGCTGAGGGGGTTGTATTAGGAGGGGATGGGGATGAAAGCGAGACTATCGGTCACGCCCCAGGCGCGGGTAATGATCTATTGGCAGGGCGGTAAGTGCATTCTCGCCGTTGAGGAATGCACCTACTGTCATGTTGATACAGAGTTGGAAATCGAACTAACCAGGAACCAGCTAGCCGCCCTGGCACATACAGCGACTATCGCTCTCAGGGAGGTGGAAACGGGTGCGGATAGCCGGACTCAAGAGCGTCTTTCGGTCCCGCCTAGAGTCATTGCGTGAGGCCCTGGCCGAGCGTGATGAAGTGCTGGTGGCAGGGGTAATCACCAGCAACCGGGGTACGTATCTGCTGGATTCCGAGGGGCAGTTACATCGGGGAGCGCTCGCGGGTCCGGCACGAGTCGAGCCGGATGGACACATCAAGGTTCGCCTGTGCGTAGGGGGTGAGAAGAGCGGCTGAGGACCCTTCGCAAAGGGGCGGCCCCCGGTAGCCAATAACAGGCGTCGCCGGGGGCCGGGGGCTTGAAATATGTTGTTGTCGTCTCATTATACTCCATCGAGACGGCACACGTCAAGGGAGTGAGATTCATGACTGAGTGCATAGACCTGATGCCTACGGCGCTGGTTCAGAACATCAGCGCACTGCATCAGGAGACGGCGACGGAAGTACGCATTAATCCGAACAATGCAGACGAGGTATACAAGACCGAGGGCGGGAAACTCTGCCTGAGCCGCGTTGCCAATGCCAAGCTGGCGATGGCGGCGGGGATACAATTCTCGCCGACTCGGTTTGAGCGGCCGAACAACGACAGGGTAACCGCCTCGGCGGTCGGTTACATTCAGGGTGGCGACGGTCAGTGGCGCGGGTTCAGCGCCAGCTACACCGTTGATCTAAATGCCTACGCCGAGCGACTGAAGGCGCAGGTCGACAAGGATGGCAAGCCCAAGCACACCGAAAAAAGCATTGAGCGCGCGGTCCGCCAGAGGCGGGCGCACATGGACACAATCGCCGAGTCGTGCGCTCAGAACCGTGTCATCCGCTCGCTGTTGGGCATGAAGGCGGCGTACACGCCGCAAGAACTCCGGCGACCGTTCCGTATCCGGCGCATTTCGTTTGCGCCAGACCTGACCGACCCGCAGGTCAAACAGATGGTAATTGCGGCTGCTCTTGGCGCAGTCAACCGCCTGTACTCCCCGCCTGAACAGGAGGTGCAGGTCATCGATGTCGAGTCGGCGGTCGGGCAGGAGGAACGATCGCCGGTAACCGACAGTGGCGACCCCGATTTCACCGGCCCGCCTGAGTGCTTCGACTGCGGCGCTGAGATTAAGCCTGTCGGTGCCTACACCCTAGAGCAGGTCTGCGACCGCACACATAATAAGTACGGGCGCTGTCTGTGTCTCGAATGCGCGAAGAAAGCCGAGGCCGAGCTGGAGTCGGGGGGTGAGCAGTGATGCGCATCCTCCTGGCTCCCGACCTGCATTGTTACTACAGCACCTATGAGCGGGTGCGCGAGGGTGTGTCGAGCCGATACGAGGAATGGGAGACTCTTGCATCCGCTCTCCTCCAAAAGGCGCGGGAACACCGCGTTGACCTCGCCATGTTCCCCGGTGATTTCTTCATCGACGCACGTCCGGGCTCCCTGCAATTGCAGTCGGTCGTGCGTCTTCTCAAGCGTTTCGAGGCGGAGGGCATCCCGTGCGTGGGATGTGCGGGAAACCACGACCTCGCCGGGCCGGGCAGACCAGGACCCACAGCGGTTCTCGCCGAGATTAACCCTGAATGGGGTCACTCCCGGCCGGGCCTGACGACGATTGCCGAGTGTCAGGTCGCCGTCCTTCCGGCGGTGAAGCCTCAGACCCTCATCTCTGATGAGGTGCCTGATGTCCCGTCGGCCCTGTTGGCCATCGCCCGTGGTCTGGCGGCACAGCGCAAGCCGGACATACCGTCTATCCTCATCGGCCACTGGACCATCTCCGGCGCTCAATGCTCCAGCGGACAGGTCCTCGGCATGGGATCCGAGCCGACCCTTCCCGTCGGCGAACTCGTCGCCATGGGCTGGGATGCGGTGCTGTTCGGGCACATCCACAAGCCCCAGAAGCTCAGCGACTGGCCCCCCGTCCTCTACAGCGGTGCCATGCAGCGCATCGACTGGAGCGAGGAGCACGACGAGCGGGGATGCTACATCGTCGACTTGGACGCCAAGACGGTGGAGTGGTGCGACCTGCCCGCTAAGCGGCTGGTCACGATCGACTGGAATGGACCTGCGGATATGCCGTTGGTCCGCGACGCCATTGTCCGGGTCCGATACAAGCTGAACCCGGAGCAGCCCATCGACGAGGCCGAGATTGTGGCGGCATTGCAACAGTTCGGCGCAGACCATGTCGCCACCATTCAGCCCGAGATTGTGCGCGAGGTTCGGGCGCGGGCGGAGGTCACTGAGTCCACCGGGCCGATGGAGGCCCTGGAGCAGTGGCTCAGCCTGCGCGACCTACCGGATGCGCGGCGGAAAGCCGTGACAGCAGCGGCCCACACATTGCTGGAGGGGGTGGGTATCGATGCAGCCGACTAAACTGTCGGTGCGCGATTTCGGCAGCTATCAGATCGGCGATGTCGATCTGCGCGACCTGCAAATGGTGGCTTTGGTGGGGCCGAACGGTTCCGGCAAGAGCACTCTACTGGACATCCTCACCTACGCCCTGTTCGGTGAGGGCTCCAAGGGCGGGCAGAAGGAACTCGACAACTACGTTCGTCAAGGAGCGGAGGAGTGCCGGGCGGATGTGGAGTTCGTCCTCGGGAGAGATACCTACCGCGTCGTGCGGACCCGCTCCCTCAAGGGGGCAGGTAAAACTCAGCTTGAATTCTACGTTTCCGGCCCACAGGGCTGGGTGCCACTCGGCGGCAAAGCCATCCGCGAGACGCAGGCGGAGATAGAGCGCATCCTCCGCATGGACTACCGCACATTTACCGCCTCAGCCCTGGTGCTCCAGGGCAAGAGCGACAACCTGACCGCCGACATGACCAACGCCGAACGGAAAGCGGTGTTCGGCCGTATCCTGGGGCTCGACATCTATGGGCGGCTGCAGGCTGAGGCGAAGTCTGAGGCCGGGCGGTTGGCCAAAGAAAGGGACGTCGCGGAGAACAAACTGGAGCCGCTGCTGGTTATGGCTGGGCGTGCCGACGAACTGCGAGTCAGGCTGGCGGAGGTACGGCAGGCCAAGGACGAGGCGGATGAGGAAATCGATAACCTCCAGGGACGGATCAACGCCCTCGATGCCAAGCTCAGGGCGAAGCCCGATCTGGAACAGGCGCTGACCCAACTGCGCACCGACCTGAAGGCGAAGAACGATGAGCTTGAGCAGATTGCCGCAGAGGGGAAGCGCGTTCGCGCTGACCTCGACAGATACACGGACCTGCTCAATCGCCAGCAGGACATCGAACGCGCCGTCTCCGAGTCGGAGCGGCTGATCCAGGAGCTTGAGGAGATGGACGTCGAGGCCGCGCGGCTGTCGGAGATAGACTGGGAGATTGCCCGCCTGACTCGGCAGATTGCCGTTCGTGAGCAGCTTGCGCGAGAGACCAGGGCACGGGAGGAGCAGCGATTGGCCGCCGCCATAGCTGGTCTGGAAAGCCGGATCGACCACGAGAAGAGGGTGCTTGCGGTACTGTCTGAGGTGCCCTGCGAACCCATCCACCGCGAGAAGTGCCCGCTGCTGGCGCAGGCCCACAGCGCAGAGAGCCAACTGCTGGGCGATGAGCCGGAGCTAGAGCGGTTGCAGCAAGAACAGGCAGCGCTTGCGGCGAGTGGGGCGGCGGAACTGGACACAGAGGCATATGGGCGGCTCAAGGGCCTCCAAGAGGAGCGCGACCGAGCTAGCTACGGTCCGGCGGTCCACAAGGCCGTCAGGGACAAGCTAGCTAGCGTGAAAGAACTCGCATTCCTTGCCCCACGCCTGGAGGTAGCACGGAGCGAACATTCGCGGTTGGTGGGTGAGCGCGAGAAGCTGGCCGATAGACATCGCGCCGTATCTCAACAGGCCACCGACATCCGGACCCGGATCGACGACGCAAGAGTGAAGTTGGCCGCGATGTCTCCAATCGCCGAGAAGTTTGAACGGGCACGGATAGCGCTGCGGTTGTGGGTAACCCAGGCACAGCAGAAGGCAGAGGACATCGGGCGTCTGTCCCGCCAACTGGAAGAGTGCGCTGAGGCGGAGGCGCAGGCCAAGATCCTACGGCTGACCATCGCCGGGTTGGAGGACCAGCTACAGACCTACCGCCTGCTGGTGGAGGCGTTCGGCCAGCGCGGCGGGGTGCCTGCGCTCATCATAGAGTGCGCCGTTCCACAGGTGGAGGCCCTGGCGAACGAACTCCTCGACCGTATGACTGCCGGGCGTCTGTCACTCCGGTTGGAGACGCAGGTAGAGACCAAATCGGGTACGGTCTCCGAGGCTTTGCGCATCTACATTGCCGACGAGGGGCACGAGAGACCCTACCAGACCTACTCCGGTGCCGAACGCCTCATGTGTGATCTTGCCCTCCGTGTTGCTCTCAGCAAGTTCCTGACCCACCGCGCCGGCGCCGAACTGCGTCTCCTGGTCATCGACGAGGGGTTCGGCGCACTCGATCCGGTAGGCAGGCAGCGACTGATGGAGGCACTGTTTTCCATCGCTTCCGACTTCGGGCTGGTCCTCTGCATTACACACCTGAGCGAGTTGCAGGACCAGTTCCCGCGTCAGTTGATAGTGAGCAAAACGAGCGAAGGCTCCCGCGTGGAGGTGGTCTAGGTGGCGTGGTCGAGTCTACGGAGACGGACATCACTGAAGAGCTACACCCACCTGCAATCACGCACGGGGCTCCGGCGCAAACATAACGGCGTCCCGAAAGCAATCAGAATGCAGGTACTGGCAAGGGACGGCTACCGCTGCCGCTGGTGCGGGGCCTACGGCACCATCACCAGTCTCGATGCCCATCACATCAGGTTACGGTCCGAGGGCGGTAAGGATACGGCCGCTAACCTGATTGCCATGTGCGGCAATTTCTGCGGCAACCGCTGTCATGCCAGGGCTCATGACAGCCGCCGCTATCTAGCGATGGTCGCCCGGCTGGATACCTCGGACGACTGGCAGTCGGTACAACCCGCCCCTTGGGGCAGGGATATGTTCGGAGATTTCGGAGAGGAGGACAACAACAATGCAGCAGCAGGATAGAGGGACAATCGAGGTCAGCTATGAACGGCTGGCCCGCCTCATGGAAATTATGCTCTATGAGGCGCATGAACCTCCCTGTGCGGAAATCGACATGGGCGCATGCAGCGACGAGTGCAGTCGTAACTGCGCCGAGTGTGTGATGGCGCACATTCGGGCAGCGTAGGTTCCTGACGCAGCGTGGCGGCGGGTGCATCACCCCGACAGCCCCTGGCCCGCCGCCACGCTTAATGAGAGGAGGTTCGCGGAATGGACCGCACCTGCGAGACCTGTGAGTACTACGGCGTTTGGGGCGGTTATCCGTTATGCTACTGGGATAATTACTGGGTGCTGGACAGCTACAATGCCGGGTGTGAGGAACACCAGCCGAGGGAGGGAGAGGCCAATGGGGATTGACTGCTACGACACCTGCCCGTTTGGGGGCGAGTGCGCCATTTGTCCCGACCACCTGAAGCAAAAAGCGGAAGAACTCCACCGCAAGGTGCTGCGCAGGGTCAACACGGGAGGGCCGGGCCGGAGCGAAAAGACGGCCTGCGACCTGCTTGATGAGGTTGAGGCGACCAGTCAAGTTCTGCGCAAAGAGCTTGACAGCGACCACAACTACAAGCTGCAGGCCCGCCAGGTTGTTCGCCTCGGGATGCTGGCCAGTCTGCTGTATCAGCGGATTGAATAAGGGAGAGAGATGAGTATGCAACGCTTTGACGAGAACCGTCCCTGTCCGAAATGCGGGGGCGTGGCACGAACGCGACACTCAAGTGTCGCACTGTGGCCGCATGGCAAGCCCCTGTTTCCCGAATCGCTGTTGCGAACCTGTATTCGATGTGGCTACCAGTGGCACGAGAGGCCGTTGGATGCGGAGGAGGATGAGTGATGGACATACATCTGAGTTCCGATTTCGCCGAACAGGTGCGTCAGGTCCTGGACGTGCTGGCGGCTCAGTTCGGCACGACGGCAACCCATCTGTTTGGGGTCATGGTCCGGCACCATTGGATCGTCGGCCTACTGCAAACAGCACTGGCAGGCGTTGCCGCTCTGGTCGTCATTGCGGTGCTGGTGGGTATCACCAAGCCTGCCTTTGAGGACATCGAAAATCAGACCTTCGGCGTCTGGTTGTTCCTCGCACTCGTCGTTGTCTGCCTGCTGCTAATCGCAGCCGGGGGCGTGCCTCGGCTGGTCAATCCCGAGTACTACGCCGTCAAGGACATTTTGGCCTCAGTGGCGGGGCTTGGGGGCGGACAGTGATGGGCAGCACCATGGAATACGAACAGGAACTCGGCCTGGAGGCTCCATGCCCCGTCTGCGAAGGCACAGGCACCATAACAGAGACCGGCACGGACTGCGACGGCAACCCAGAGCCGGTGGCAGCACAGTGTTGGCGGTGCGAGGGCAGGGGCTGCATCCCGTCAGAGCGGGGCTATGAGATGCTTGAGTTCCTGCGGCGGCATGGGGGTGGGGAGTGATGACCGACCGCATCACCGGGTACAAAATCGTCCGGGACGACTACACCGACTGCCGGAGCGGCACGGTGCAGTACGAGGTAGGCCGGGAGGCGGCCTGCCCCAATCCCGCGCCCGCTGAGGCCGGACTGTGCAAGGCGGGCCTCCACATCGCCCGCATGGAGCAGGCGGGCCTGGCGTCCCGGGGCCACCACTGGCCGCTGCGGTTGCTCCGGGTGTCGGCGGCCCTGGAGGACATAATCATCGAGGGCGACGACAAATGGCGCGTCCGCCGCCTCCGCGCCGAGGAGGAATTGCCGCTGGCCCAGGCGTTCGGCCCGCAGGGGGAACAGGTGGTGGAGTTTATCGCGGCCCTGCCCGGGCATCCCTGGCTCGCGCCTCCGGCGCACGACCGTGCGCGGGTGGAGGCCCTGGTCGCAGAGCACCTGCGACGGCTGGAGCCGTACGGCGCACAGCCGGTGCCTGTACAGTGGGTCTCATCCCGGGCTGTCGCCGGGGATGCCGCCTGGGATGCCGCCGGGGATGCCGCCCGGGCTGCCGCCTGGGATGCCGCCCGGGATGTCGCCGGGGATGTCGCCTGGCCCGTCGTGGCCGCCCGGGCTGCCGCCTGGGGTGCCGCCCGGGCTGCCGCCCTGGGTGCCGCCTGGCTCGTCGTGGCCGACCGGCTTCCGCACCCTAATCCCTGGGAGCCCCTCATGGAAGTGTGGCAGATGGGGTACTGGCCCGTCGGGCCAGTGGACGGCAGGTTTGCGGTGTTTGAGCCCCGCGAGGAGGCCGACTACATGCGCTTGCGCCAGCAGGCGGAGGAGGTTGCCGACAATGACTGACCCCCAGACCCTGGAGGGCCGGGAACTGGACGTTGCGGTGCAGGAGGCGCTGGGATACGCGGTGGAGTGGGTAACCGCAGAGACCGCACCGGCCTACATCATGTCCCTGCGCGACTACCTGTATGCGGGCGATGCCTACTACTACTCGGAGGCTGACGGGGCCAAAGAGGTCCCGTACTATCACCAGTCCGTCGACGCCATCCTGTCCGAGGTGGAGTGGGCTACTAAGTGGCCAGTGTTTATGTCGCAGGCCATACGTGGAGGCGCGGTCGTTGGATGGCGCGCAGGCTTGCGCGGGACAAGCAGGGAGGCCACCGGCCCCACCCTCGCCGTCGCCCTGTGTCGGTTGTTGCTACTGATTAAGAGGGAGGAGGCCAAGAGCGATGCCTGAACGCGTGTGGGTTGTGCCCGGTGGCCCGGGGTGCGAAGAGGTGGCAGGCCCCGACGACATCTGCGATCCGATACCCGCCCATTGCGTGGTCTCGGGCGACGGGGACCTGTGTTATGCCCTCCACCGGGAGCCGGGTAAGGGACGGACTCCGGGCCTGCTGTGGTCCATGCAGGAGCAGGGCGAAGACTTCTGCCTCGGCGACCTGGACGGCACGGCAGATATGCTGGAGGATGGCCGGGTCCTCCAGTGGGGAGAGGAGGTTGGAGGATGAGTGGCCGTTGGTATTGCGGGAACTGCGGGGAGCATCCCGCGCGGGTATGAATGATACCTCACAGCGCGTTCCGAGAGTGGGATGTCCTGTCAGAATACAATGGCGCACGCGAGGCTGTCGACTGCCTTGGGGTCGAGGTGCCGGGTACGCAGCGCGAATTGCCCCAAGACCAGTGGGAGTACAACTCCCTCAGCGGAGAGACGTACAAGCTTCCATATGCCGCGATATGCCCTCTGTGTCTGGATTGGAACTGCGAGGAATGTGTCTGGCAGGGAGAGGAGGCGGAGACCGGTGAGTGAAGGGATTGCGCTCCATACGCAACGGTGTCCGTGGTCTGGCCAGAGTTGTCTGCCCTCCTGTATGGCATTTCAGGACGGATGCGCCCTCATCGGCGCCCAGGAGCGGCTGGCCGAGGCCGCTGAGCGGGAGGCGGCCATCCGCGAGCGGCGCGCACGTGCGCCCGAATTGGGGCTCATGGCCGCCATTGACAAGTCTGGCGGATACAGGGCGTCGTTGTCGTGGACCGAGGCTTGGCTCCTCCGCATCCTGGAGGTAAAGGGCTACCTGTCGTCCGTCAGTCGCAGCGACGGAATCCGTTACTACCTCTCCGCAGCAGGCGAGGCGGCGCTGGGGGAAGCCGTCGCGGAGGAGGCGGGACAATGACCCTCACGCCGAACCAGCGGCAGGTGTTGGAGTTTCTGGGCGGTGAGGGCGGCGCCGCGTCGAAGATTGCCCTCTGCTCCATCCGGCTATTGCCGGGACGCGGCCCGATGCTGTGCGCCCTGCGGCAACTCCGCAGGAGGAGGTTGGTGGAACCGTTGTCATTTGCGCGCGGCTATCGCATCACCCCCGCCGGTAGGCGGGCGTTGGAGGGGAGTGCCGGGGATGCTGGTGCAACAGGCGTGGAATCATCAGGCCCTAGTCCGGTGAGGGATGGTTGAACCCGCCCTGGCCGACCAGTGCCTGGAGCAGTGGGGCCACTGGTTGGGGGGCTGCAACCGGCCCTTCGGGCGGCAGGGATTCGGCCTCCACCTCGGCGACGATCCGGTCGCTGTCGCCGTGTCGGCCAGCACCCCCAACCCCCGCTGTGCCGGGTACGACCGGCAAGAGGTCGTTGAGTTGGCCCGGCTGTGTGCCCACCCGGACCACCGGGACCTGACCCGTGTCGCCCTGCGCCTGTGGCGGGTGACTGCTCCCGGTGTATGGTCGGCCCGCTACTGGCCCGTGAGGGCGCTGGTGGCGTATGCGGACAGTACGCGCCACAGCGGAGACATCTACAGGTTTGACGGATGGAAGAGGGCAGCCACGGTGCGCGGCGGCAAGGCCGGTGGCGGGTGGCAGAGAGGCAAGGAATACAATCCCAAGTCCGTATGGGTATACACGCCGGAGGGGAGTGGTGGGGATGAGTAAGGGGCTGTACACCAAGCAGGTCCTGCGCAATGATAGATGCCTCGTCTGTGGTAAGGTGCTGCTGTGGCAACTCAAGGGCGGCGCAATCGCCGCCTACTGCGAGTGTGGCCACAGTTATGCAGCCCCTACGCCAGAGGCCAGAAACATGCTGATAGTGTGGGTTGAGGAGAGTGGCGGGGATGAGTGAGAGGCTGGGGCGGTTGAGTAACGAGCAACTGGCCGAGGCCGTTGACTACCTGCTCGACGATCTGGACGATGCATGCGTGTTGTCCTTCGGTGGCACAGATGACGTTGGCACTGTAAACGTCTCGTGCTACGAGATTGAGGACTGGCAGCGCGCCGAGGTCCTGGAGGCCATTGAGCGGTTCGTTGCGGCGCTGGAGGGGGAGGGGTCGGAGTGAGTACCCCGGAGGCGGATTATCCACATCAACACCGGCCACAAGCGGGTCTACCTCGGATGGCCGGGGAAGGTGATAAGAGATGACTGACTGCCTGCGATGTGACCACGAGCCGTACATGGACCACGAGTGCGGCGGCCGTCTTGCCCTCTATATCGAGGACGGCAGCTTGTCGCTCCGGTGCACCAAGTGCGGCGTGGAGTACGAGTTAATGGGCCTGTGCGACCTGTCGCACTGTGGCCGCATTGGGCAAGCCCTCGTCAACCTGGGCGTGGAGATGGTGCGGGAGGCTGCATATGGCGATGGGTACGCCACCGCCGAGGCTATCATGGCGGATGACGAGGAGGGTGATGCGGAGTGACTGATCACCTGCGGTGTAGCGCAGTCCATGCCGAGTGGGAGTATGGGGAGGGCGCACAACACCCTGAGATCTGGGAGATACCCCCCTCGGTCTGTAATGGGCTACTCGGGGTGAGGGTTATTAATGGCGCAGTGCGTCTGGCCTGTACCAAGTGCGCAGCTACCTACAGCCTACACTGCCTCTTCGGTGGGGGCGATGAGGGCCGAATCGGACAATCACTCATACGAGTGGGGCAGGACATGGTCAGCATGGCTAGGGCGGCTGGCCAAAATAAAGGAGATATCTGATGAGCGCCAACAGCAAGATTGAGTGGACGGATGCATCGTGGAATCCTGTGACCGGGTGTTCCCCGATTTCGGAGGGTTGCCAGAACTGCTACGCCGCGAGGACGGCCAAGCGGTTGCGTGGTCGGTACGGCTACCCGACGGATGACCCCTTCCGGGTTACGTTCCACCCGGACAGGCTGGAGGAGCCGATGAAGTGGCGGAAATCGAGGCGGGTGTTCGTGTGTTCGATGGGCGACCTGTTCCATGATGACATCCAGGCGGAGTGGGTCGACCGCATCTACCACGTTATGCAACGCTGCAACCAGCATACCTTCATCCTGCTCACCAAGAGACCGGAGAACATCCGTCACCTACTCTACGATTGGCACACAGACCCGCCGGGCTGCGGGTTCCTCAGCAAACACGGCCACCTCCCCAACGTCTGGCTAGGTGTGACTGCCGAGAACCAGGAGCAGGCGGACAAGCGTATCCCCATCCTGTTGGACATCCCGGCAGCGGTGCATTGGGTCAGCGTGGAGCCGATGCTTGGGCCGGTGGACTTGACCCCTTACCTGCACCGTTACTACCATGGGGGCGTTCCTGGACTTGAGCGTGGCGATAGACTACTGCCGCCCAGCGTCACCGGTCAGTCGACCCTACTGCAATACGCCGAAAAACTCTGCCCGAACGGCCCGCAAAAGGCGGACAAGGTTTACCTGACAACGGACAAGGAAGCGGCTGCGACGTTCGCTTTCGTATACCCTTTCGGACATACCTATCGGGCAATTCCTGAGAGGCCGGTGGAACATGATCCCGACTGCACAGAGGTTGGCCTGTCGTATCAGGCCCCGTCTGCCACTGTGATGCCCCCGGGCACTTCTGCCCTCAACTGGGTCGTCTGCGGGGGCGAGTCCGGCCCGGGCGCACGACCGATGCATCCCGAATGGGCGCGGTCGCTCAGGGCGCAGTGCCAGTCTGCAGGGGTGCCGTTCTTTTTCAAGCAGTGGGGAGAGTGGGGGCCGGTGCGCGACTTCGCGGCCCCCTGTAGCAGAGTAGTTCTCGGTCAGCCCTTCTGCACCATGTACCAGCAGGGCAAGAAGCACAACGGCCGCGAACTCGACGGCCGGGTGTGGGACCAGATGCCGGAGGCTCACGGACAAGAGGAGGCCGCAGGGAATGCCCTATAAATACCGCGTCTGGTGCCCTGATTGTTGCGGCCTTGATCCCGAGGGATGCTTCGGGGGCGGGGAGGAAGAGTCCGAGGAGACCTTTGCAACACGGCAGGAGGCCGAGGCTGCTGCTGAAGCATTTTGCAGGGATAGCATTTGGGAGTTCGAGGTTTTCGAGACGCCGGGGGTGGTGGGATGATGGGCTGGCCCGCGACCGACAGGTGGGGGACCATCATGGCCGACCCTCCCTGGCCCGAGCGTGGAGGCGGCAAGTGCAAGCGGGGAGCGGACAAGCACTACCCGCTGATGCCCGTTGAGGAAATCGCCGCGCTGCCCGTGCAAGACCTGTGGTCGCCGCGGGGAGGGCACCTGTACTTGTGGACCACGAACAACCACCTAGAGCAGGCGTTTGAGGTCGTCAGGGCCTGGGGGTGCCGGTACGTAACAGTTATCACCTGGGTCAAATCCGGTGGCCCCGGACTCGGCCAGTATTTCCGTGGTAAGTCAGAGCATTGTTTGTTTGCCGTGACGCGCCATACTACACCGCCCTACCGGATGCGGCAGGATGGTACGCGGGCGCAGGGTACAACCATCATCTGGGCGCCCCGGCTAGAGCATAGCCGCAAGCCGGATGCCATTTACTCCATTGCGGAGGAGGTCAGCCCCGGTCCGAGGCTGGAGTTGTTTGCCCGCCGCCGGGTATCCGGTTGGTCGGCGTGGGGGAACGAGTGCGGGGAGGTGATGAGATGATGGACAACGACTACTCCCATATCATCGACATACTAACCCGGCAGCCAGTAGTGGTTTTGGATCGCCTGCGGGACCAGATCATCGCCGAGTTTATCCGGCGTGGTTGTGCTCAGATGCCATTGTCCCTGTTCAGGCCGATTGCCAACAAGCACACTCGGGAACACATGTGTAACGACCGCCTAGTGGCAGTTATCGGGCATCTCGACTATCTAGAAGTATGGCGCACGGGCAGCGGCTGGCGAGTGTGCCTGGTTCGTCCGGCGACCGGCGGTCCATGAATGACCCAAATACGGGGGGTGTGAAAAACATGTCACCGATAGAGGCTAACCTGGTTGCTTTTTCACCAGATCCTGAACTAACGGTGGCGGCCAGTGCTCGCGTTTGTTATTCTCGCCGGGGCGTCAGTGAGTTGATGGCCGGGCTGCAGGTGGAGGAAGCTCATGATCTCATTCGCAAACTTATTCGCAAACGCCACCTGTCGCCGCTGGAGCATGTCGGATTCACCTTCTCTGCGGCTGTCAGTCGTGTTTGCTCCCATCAACTGGTGCGCCACCGCATAGCGTCATACAGTCACCAGAGCCAACGCTATGTGAGCATGGATAGGGCCGAATGGCGGCTCCCCCCGAGCATAGTCGCCGACCCTGGGGCCAGGGACAAGTGTCGGGAGCTCCTGGAGCAGGCCCGCCGGGTGTACACCGAATTGATCGCCATGGGCATCGAACGGGAGGATGCTCGCTACCTCTTGCCGGGTGCGGCGCTCAGCCCAATTGTATTCACGATGAATGCCCGCCAGTTGCTGCATTTCTTTTCCGTGCGTTGTTGCCGCCGCGCCCAATGGGAGATCCGCGACCTGGCCTGGTCCATGTTGAAAAAGGCCCGATCGGTGGCCCCGGTGTTGTTCGAAAGCGCAGGTCCCGCCTGTGCGCGGGGTAGCTGTTCTGAAGGCGACATGACGTGCGGGCGGCCTAAGTGGTGGTTAGAGGAGGGGCTGAGCGTATGATTGGCGGGATGCAAGAATGGCGTGCTGCTATCCAGGCTATGCACGATGCACAGTCTGCCGTAGACCTCGCCGATCCGAACGATCCCGGGGCGCTGGATGCTGCCTTGCTGTGCTTCGAAGCGGCGCGACGCAGATTGGACGGCTTGTACCGGCAGGCTAAACAGGAGGCATTGAGCGCATGAGTTAGGCCAGGTGGGCCGGGGTGCATCCCGTGTCCCGGCCCCGGCCCGCCTTGCTCGGGAGGGTTGTAAATGCCGAACAGGGGTATAAAGGAGAGCATCTGTACGTCTGAGACACTGGCCTCGATCTCGCCCGAGGCAGAGCGGCTGTTTTGGCGACTGGTCGTCCAGGCTGACGACTTCGGGCGATACGACGCCAGGATGAAAACGCTGCGAGGCAAGTGCATGACTGCTATGGTCGATAAAGTCTCACTGCCCGATATTGAGACTTGGTTGAGTGAACTGGAAAAGGCTGGTCTCATTACAAGGTATATCGTGGATTCGAAACCTTATTTATACATTACCAGCTGGGAGAAGCATCAGCGCCGCAGATCATCAACATCGAAATGGCCGGAACCCGCGTCTGGTGTGCTTTACAGCGATGACGGAAATCCTTCGCCGTCAAATGACGGTACATGTTGTCATTCGTCGGCAGATGACAGCACATGTTGTCAAATGACAGCAGATGTTGCCGTACCCGTACCCGTACACGAGACACGTACACGTACACGAGACTATATTAATATAATGTCGGACTCGCTACAAACCGAGTCCGACGACTCACCTAACCCACCTGATGACCAGACTACCCCCCCCTGCCGCAGCCGGGATGCCGTTGCACAGGTTGCTGCGAGTCACACCTCATGGAGTCGCTACTCGGAGCAGGAGCGAGAACAAATAGCCGACTACTGGGACGCCCAGCGATTACGACGACGATCCGGGACCATTTCCTCACGCATCATCGCAACCGAAATGGACTACTGGTCGGGTTTCCCATCGGATGCCGCGATGTACGGCGTGAACCGGCACTTACGGGCATACAGGGAGAAACCTGAACGATACACACGGGGCATCATCAGAAACCATGTAAGCGAACAGGAGGTGAGGAACCGTGTCAAAACCGATGAGAGTAGGCGACATTCTGAGGAGCGAGACGGCGGCGGTAATCGGTACAACCGCCTCATCATCGGCTAGACCGTACACTTGCGAACACTGCGGGCAGACCGTCAACCCGATAGAGACTGAGATATTCGGCGAGCCCCGCACCTATCGGGGCACCTGTACGTGTGTGTTTGAGAGGCAGGAACAAGAGCGGCAGAGACAGGCGGAGGAGGAGCGGCGGCGCAGGATTGAGGCGAAATTCGGGTTGGTGAAATTCCCGGCTCGCTACACGCACATGACCGTGGATGCATTCGAGGCCCGAACCGGCACCGAGAACGCATTACGGGCAGTGCGGGAGTACATAACGTGCTGGCCGAGGCAGATGAGTACGGGCGAGGGGCTGATGTTGATTGGCCCGCCCGGCAACGGGAAATCGCACCTCGTCGCCGCTGCTTACCACGCGCTTAGGGCGCGGGGTTTCGTGCCCGTTCTGGTGGTGGTCCCCGACCTGTGGACCCGTATGGACGCAACGTACCGGCTGGGTTCGCGGGAGCATGAGGCGGACATCTACGCTGCACTGATCGACTGCGACCTGCTCATCCTGGACGACCTAGGGGCGGACAAACCTACCGACAAACGGCGCGAACGGCTATACACGATTGTCAACGCCCGGCTGCTCCGCAATCGCCCGATCATTGCCACCTCAAATGTCACCGACATGGACGAGCTAGAGTGGCGCATCAGCAAGCGCACCGTCGACAGGCTCATGGGCGAGTGTCTGACGGTACGAAACTCGGCATCCAGCTACCGTGAGGAGACGGCCGCGAAGAGGAGTGAGCGCTGGTGTCGCAGCAAATCAGGCTGAGGATGTGGGCGGAGAAGGCCGAGGAGGGCGATGCGCAAGAGCGCCGCCGGTACACACCGGGGCAGAACACTCAATTGGCGCTGGGCGGCTGGGCGTTCGGCTCCCGGCCGCCGAGGAGCGACCCGGCGAGGGACATCCTCGCCGTGGACATCACCAATGGTGAGACGATACAGCGGCGCGAGGAATGGTTCGAAGGGTTCCTGAGGGGGACTAGACGATGATCCACTGGCCCGAACATTGTTTCGCCAACGCCATCTACGGCCGCCTACGCACGGCGGGGGTACGCTGTGTGCTGGAGGTTCCCTGCCTGTCTCGGTGCATCGATATGCTATTGGTCTGCGGTCCCTGGTACGTTGCAGTAGAATTCAAAATGCATGCATGGAAACGGGGATTGGCGCAGGCTACCGACCATCTGCTGGCTGTTGACTACTCTGTTGTGTGCATGCCGGAGCGGTTGGTCAGCGCCAGGATGCGCGAGGCATTTATAGATGCGGGGGTGGGCCTGTGGCTGGCCCCGTCGGCGTATGCGATTAGGGTACCCATAGAGCCAGCACCGTCCGACCAGATATGGTCGGTGGCGCGGCAGTGGCTGACAGAGTACCTGAAAAACAGAGCACCGGAGGTGCTGGCGAAATGACCATACACCGTCACTATACCGGTAGCAGCACAGGAGATGCCCTGCAACACCTCGCCTGTTTGATGATCAACGAGACGGCTCCCGCAGCCGGTCAGTGGAACCTGGACGTCGACGCACAGGCCGAGGGCTACAGCCGCATCCTTCAGGCGTTGGACCTGGCGAACGCGATGTATGGCGTGATATACAGCCCGGCGGCTGGAGAGGTGCGGCTGTTTGGCAGCATGGAGGGGCTGTTCAACACACTAGCCCTTCTCCATTCTCTCCAGGACCCCGAGGGCGCACCGGCGGCAGTGAGGCAGGCGAAACACAACGCCGAATTCGGGAGGGTCAAACATGCTTAACAGCGTGGTACTCATCGGCAGGCTGACGGCGGACCCGGAACTGAGAAAGACAACCAACAACATCTCGGTAACGACGTTTACGCTGGCGGTAGACCGGATTGCGAAGAACGAGGCGGACTTCATCCGCTGTGTCTGCTGGCGCGCGACGGCAGAGGCCGTTGCCAATCATATGAGCAAGGGCCGCATGGTTGCCATCGAAGGGCGAATCCAGGTACGACCGTGGGAGACCGACGACGGCAACAGGCGGACGACGACCGAGGTTATCGCCCATCGGGTGCAATTCCTCGGCAGTAGTGAGCGGCAACAGAAACAAACCGAGGATTCGGGGCCGGACCCGGAGTTTGTGGATGCGGAAAACGATGAGGAGCTGCCGTTCTGATGGCTACACAAACAATCATCACATGCGACATGTGCGGAAAGACGGCACAGGGGATCCGGCCCCGTGGCTGGCGCGGTGACTACATCCATGGGATGGCGCGCGACTTCTGTTCGGATAGCTGCTACGAGGAGTGGCAAGAACGAACAGGACATGTTTCCATTCCCGAACCCAGAATTCGGCGCGCGGAACGCATCACTCCCAGTGAGGCCCTGGTGTTTGTCGAGTATATGCACAAGCGCATGCGTTCGTGTCTCAGCCGCGTGCTTGGTGACGCCTGGGAACCAACCACCTGTATCGATTTCGCCATACGTCCTCACTGGCCCAATCTCATCCGCCTCGCCGGCTACCTGGATGGGTGCGTCCAGGCGATCCGGGCAGAGGCTGCGAAACAGGGTGACGCCACATGATACTGTTTAAAGAATACCTAGCGCAACAGATACTCGCTGGCGTGAAAACACAAACCCGCCGGGACTGGCGGCGGAGGACCGGGCCGAAAAAGGGTATGCCTTACCAGAGAGTCAAAGCAAACACGGTGCATCAGGTACGGACGAGTTTCTTCTCCCCGCCCGTTTGCCACATTCTGATTACCGATGTACGCAGGGAGAGGTTGGGGGACATCGGAGAGGAGGATGTCTGGCGCGAGGGTGTCGGCAGCATGCACGAATTTGCCTGTACATGGATTGACATTAACGGCAGTTGGGACCCTGACGCGGAGGTCTATGTGGTGGATTTCGCCCGCGTCGATACCCGCGAACTTACCGCCGACGAGGGTGGCGGCTGGCTAGCCGAGGTGCCTGACTATCCGGGGTTGATGGCCGACGGCGGCACCAAAGAGGAGGCCCTGCGCGAACTGTTGGGAGCCTGGGAGGCATATAAACGGACGCAGCGTGATTGCCCCTGCGTTGATTGTCAGTATGGTCCTGCGGGCGAGGCGTTATATCCCGATTGGTGCGGTCATCCATTAATAGCGCCCAACGGAGGTCCACTGTGCCCCGATTGCGACGGCACGCAAAGACCCGAGCCCAACTGCTGCCGTGGATTCACCCCAGCCACGCAGGGCGGCGAGTAAATAGCAGGGAGGTGGCCACATGTACCGCATAATCACCGCCGACGTCATGGACGGACTGGCCCAACTGGAGGATGCATCGGTCCATTGCGTGGTTACCTCCCCGCCCTACTGGTGGCTACGGGACTACGGAGTGGCGGGACAGATTGGGCTGGAGGAAACGCCACAGGAGTACGTATCCCGCATGGTTGAAGTGTTCCGGGAGGTGCGGCGGGTGCTGCGGCCGGATGGTACGGCGTGGGTCAACCTCGGGGATACCTACCGGCGGAAACGGTTGGTAGGCATCCCGTCGCGTGTGGCCCTGGCCCTGCAGGACGATGGCTGGTATTGGCGCAGGGACATCGTCTGGTACAAAAACAACGCCTTACCCGAGAGCACAAAAGACAGGCCCAGCGGAGCGCATGAGTATATCTTCTTGCTCAGCCAGCAACCGCAATACTACTACGACCCGGATGCTATTCGCGAACCCCACCAACCGGAGTCGTCTGTGCGTTGGCCACAGGGCGGTCACCAGACAGGGCGGACCAAGTATCGGGGACTCCCGGTAGGTGTCCCCAGGGTTGGTTCAGGCAATCTCCACGAGGGCAGCAACCACCTACACCCGGCTGGCCGCAACGCCCGTTCGGTCTGGATTATCCCTACCGAACCATTCCCCGAGGCCCATTTCGCCACATTTCCCCGCGAGCTGCCCCGCCGTTGCATCCTCGCCGGGACGTCGCCCCGTGCGTGTCCCATCTGCGGCGCGCCGTGGGCACGGGTCGTCGAGCGCACTGGGCACCGCAATGGGCGCGAACCGGCCCATGTGCCGCACAATACCAAGACCAAGACAGACAGCACCGACTGGCGGCCGACCACCGCTCCGACCAACCAGTGGGCACCGACCTGCATCTGTCCCGACAACGACGGTTCGGGAAGGTGCGTTGTCCTGGACCCCTTCTGTGGGGCGGGGACAACCTTGCTGGTAGCCGAGCAGTACGGGCGCGATAGTATTGGCATTGAGATTAATCCAGAGTATGTGCAGATGGCCCGGCGACGGATAGAGCGGGAGACGCAACAACAACGGATATTCGCGGGGGTGACATGATGGACAAGGACTTGAGAGAGCGCACGAACATTGACGTGAGGATCCAGGAGGGCCTGTACTGGGTCAACGACGTCTCGCTGGTTGTGTGGAAGCAGTACGCCGGGCCGGACGAGGCCCCGCAGGTGGAGGTTACAATCAGGAGGATGAAGGGGGAGGATGCCGATGGCGAAAACAACGATAGTAATCCCCGGTAGACCCGTACCGGCAGTACGAATGACTCAGCGGGGCAAGTTTGTACGGAGGCAGGCACAGCGGTACCTTGCGTACAGGGAAGAAATGGCGTGGCGGCTGAAGCAGGCACTTGAACCCATAGAGGGCTACGCTACAATCACGGTGCGAATCTACCTCCATGCACGGACCGAAACCGGATTCGCCGGGCAGCATGGCGACCTGGATAACTACCTGAAGGCGGCGTGCGATGCCTGCCAAACCGCCGGACTACTGAAGAACGACCGCCAGATAATTGGGTTGGGGCCGGGTACGAGAATCTACGCCTGCGCAGACCGGAAACAGGAGCGCATGGAAATCGAACTCGAACCTACACCGCTGGAGTGGGCGGGCTGATGGGCCGCCGAAAGTTCAGTCCTAGCGTCGCCTATCGCATCCTCGGCGAAGCATGGGACCCGGCGATGTCCCGGCCTGAGCCGATTAATCTGCTGGATATCGTCAAATGGGAGATACCGGACGTACCGAACGCCCGGCTTAGGGGCATCGTACTGTACATCCTGGCGGACGCAGAAGGCAAACAGCAGTGGGTAAGGGTGCTGCCCTGGACGCAGAGACGCCAGCTGTTCGAGGTGTTGCTGCTCCAGGATGACGACAAGAGCCAGCAGATAATGCGGCAGGTATACGGAGTTCTGGACCTGTCTGCGGATGCGGTCTACGTGGTTGGCAGGGCAAGATTGGAGATAGTTGGCGACGAGGCAAAGAGCAAGGAGGGAGCGGCGTGACTGTTGATGAGTATCGCCGGGCATGGCCCATAGTAATACTCATTGTTTCTGGGTCCCTAATTACTGGGGCGTCACTGGGAGCGTTGTCTGAAAACCTTTGGGTTTCAATCCCGCTAGGTTATTATGTGCTGGGCATAGCTGGAGGACTTGGCTGGCTGGTAACAGGCATCACCGCTATATGGGAACACGGACGGAGTAAGAGGCTAACACCATGATGCCCACAGCACTGGTCTATCAGGCGGCGATGGTGAGCGGGTATGATGACATTTCCGTCGCCGAGGTGCCGGATGCCCATTGCTGGCTGTGCGCGGGGCCGACACACGGCTGGGGCCGTTTGGTCAAAGACGTTGTGAGCCATACGTTCAACGACCCGGATTTCGCCCGTGGCGGAGGGCAGTCTATCTGCGCGGCTTGCGTGTTCTGCCTCAAACATAAACCATTTCGAACCCGCTCTGTGCTGGCCACTCGGACGGAGTTGCGCCATCCATTGCGCACAGAGTGGCGCGACATTCTGGTGTCCCCTCCCGAGCCACCGTGGGTCGGGACAATCGCCGTAAGCGGGCACAAACATCTGGTATTCAAAACACGTGTAAACGTCAGCAACGAAGCGCCGTGGATCGCTGTCGAGGAGACGCTGACGCAGTTTCGGCCGGAACAGTTACGGGTCGACGTGGAACAGATTGAACAGGCGCTGGCGACCTTCTCCAAGATGGAGGTTCGGACGGGCCGGTATCAGTCGGCGCGCATCAGGCGTATGGGCCTAGACCGATTCGAGGCTCTGTCGTCCCGGCTGGATGAACTGCGTCTCTCCCGGCGTCGGTTTGACCTTGCGCTCCTGCTGGCCCGGAAACTGGAGGCGCGGGCAAATGCAGTTTGATCAGCCGTATTTCGTCACGCCTCATGCTGTCAAGAGGTTTCAAGAGAGGGTGGCTCAGGTATCGGCGGCGGAGGCAATCAGAGCCCTACAGGCCATGATGCAGGATCAGGGCACTCCGGTAGATGTCGATACCAAAGGGCGACCGGTATATGCGGGGTGGTATGAAAGTCGATCGGTCTACATCCCGGTAGTTGAGGGTGAAGGTGCCTGGCCCAGCATTCCAACGGTGTTCGGTGAAGAGTCGGCGTTGCACGGCAAGCGGTGTAAGAGGGGGTATGCCAGATGATTTATGGATTCGCGACCAATGATGGTGCGGCGGCGGTTGGTGCGTTGCTGGTGTACGGAGTGTATCGGTCGAGGGATACCAGGCGGTTCAAGGTTAACCCCGAAATGTGGGGCCGGATCGAGCGGGCGGTCAAATCAGCCGCGAAGAGGAGTGCCGATCTGCCGGAGTTCATTGAACGGCTGAAGCCCAAGGTCCAGTGCTCGAATATCAAACCGCGATTCATGACCACCGGTGAACTGGAGACGGTGACGCTGGCCAAGAACCCGGAAACTGGTGAACTGGTAGGCCCTGGGCAGGAGAACCGCAGGGAGTTCTGGGTCAACATCATCGACCGTGCAGACGCCGAGGCCGTCACCAAAGCGCTGTATGGCAAAACCAGCTACGTGATTGCTCTGGTGAGAGACAGGCTGGAGCGCGAAAAACCGCTAGAACCACTGGCCAACAAAGAGGGGGAGGATGCATCGGATGAATAAGACACAGAACTACCGCCTGGAGGGAATCATTACCCTGTTGTCACCGTTAAGCCATATCGGGGAGATTGCCGGCCCGGAGGCGTACCTGTCGGAGTCGGAGATTATCGGACTAGACGGCCGTCCAGCGAAGTGCTTCAGCTATTCGGGTAACGCATTCCGTGGCCAGTTGAGGGACCTGGGAGCCAAGTATCTCCTAGAGCGACTGGGCAATCCCCGCCTGCCCTTAGACATGTTCTACCTGCTGTTTTCCGGCGGGTCCATCGGCGGCAAACATGTAGTCGACGTTGACCAAGCCCGGCGGTACAGAGAGACCCTGCCTCTGCTCAGCTTGTTCGGCGGTGGTGTCGGCAATCAGATTATGAGCGGCAAGATGAAGGTTGGAGCCATGTGGCCGCTGGTGCGCGAGGCGCAGAGAGTATTGCCCGAACGATACAGGGATGCAAATGCCCCGTCGTGGGGCCAGTGGACGGAGGAACGGTCGTTCACGCGCACCGACGACGCCAAGAGCGAACTGCTGCGAGAGCATCTGGCCGAGGTGCAGAGCGAACAACCCTCGCAGCAGGATGACCGGCCCCAGCAGATGCGGTACACCGTTGAGGTGCTGAGTGCGGGCGCGAGGCTGTACCAGCGGATCGACCTTGTGGACGTGACCCAGTTGGAACTCGGGGCGTTTGTGTCCTGTCTGCGCGAGTTTAACAGGCAACCGTACATAGGGGGCATGAGCCGTCTGGGATTCGGCCTTGTGGAGGCGGACTGGGCGGAGGGCACCGGAGAAGGCAGGGAGGCATCGGTCACCTTAAGAGAGGGCTGGGTTACGCTGGAACCGCCGAAGATAACGGCTCTGACCAACTACGATGCATACATCTACAAGAATGCCGACGCCATCCGCGAGGTACTGGGCATTGCAGCCGCTTAGGATTACCGCAGTCCTGGAGACCGGGCAGGTGGCCACAACCGATGGCCGCCTGCCCCTGGACAGCATCATTGCCGCGGCCTGGATGCGCAGGCACAGGCCGGACCTGTATTACAACAACCCCGCGGGGCGGTGTGGGGGAGCCATCCTGTTCCATCCCACCCTGCCCCTGGAGCGCCGGGAGACCGACGGCGAATGGTACTGGGCCTGCTCATTCGCCCAGTATGAGTTGCACGGAGAGCACATAGCGTACTGGCATAAGCGATTCAACGTCGACGAGGCTACCAGGAGGGTCGACTTCGACGGCCGCCGGGGCAGAGTACCAACCTCCAGCGGGTATTACAAAGAGTACCGGATGCCGATAGTGTACCTAGTGACGCCTGAACTCACATGGTATGCCGTGGGCAATGGTGACAAACTCAGGAGCCTGCTGGATACCATCATCGGGGTAGGCAAGAAAACCGGCATGGGCTACGGGATGGTTGCCGAATGGCGCGTAGAACCCTGGCCGGAGGACCTGTCTTGCCATGATTCCGCCGGCAAACCGATGCGCGCCATCCCACAGACGGACGGCCCACACATCGCGGGCATCAGGCCGCCCTACTGGCATCCCGAGAACGCGGCGCGATGCATCCTGCCGACTGCGGAGGCACTCCATGGACGCACTAGCCAGGAGGATTGAGCGCGTCCGGGGAGAACCCACAAAACAGGTGATCCGCGACTTTCTGGCGCGGTGTCGGAGACCATACCTCGCATGGTCGGGCGGGAAGGACAGCACATTGATGTTGTGGTTTGCACGCCAGATCAGGCCGGATATCGAGGTCATCTACCTCGACGCCGACAGTTGCCTGCCGGACGGATGGGAGTACATGCAGCGGCTGGTGGCCGAGTGGGACATCAACTTCCGAGTGGTCAGGACCAGGCCCATTCTTGACGTGCTGGCCGAGTACGGCCTGGATGACCCTCGCATTGAAGAGCGCACGATGAGGGCGACAGTCTATGACCCGGTGAGGCAACTGGTGGCCGAGGGCTATGACGGAGGACTAATCGGCATTCGGGCGGAAGAGAGTCGGGGGAGGCGGCTGGGCGGGGCACACTACGGTAGCCTGTTTTGGGCCAGGCAATACGGGATGTGGGAGGGGTGGCCGATGCTCTGGTGGAGGCAGGCGGACGTATGGGTATACATCGACCATCACCGAATTCCCTACCACCCCGCCTATGATAAGACGGCAATCGCCCCACGGGAGGAACTACGAGTGAGCTACTGGGCCGGGGAGACCAACCGGGAGTACGGCAGGTACGTCTGGCTGAAGCGGTACTACCCGGAACTCTATGGCCAGTTGGCAAACAGGGTGCCGGAGGTGAAGAACTTTGCCTGACATCACATTCCCATGCCTCGAAGTGCAGATGGTTCCCGCCGAGAAGGTCCAGGCGAACGACTACAACCCGAACAAGGTTGCGACACCGGAGATGGAACTGCTTCGTCTGAGCATCGAAGAGGACGGGCTCACGCAACCCATTGTAGTCTGCCATGACCCGGACCTGGGCAGGTACATTGTGGTTGACGGGTTCCATCGCTACGCCCTGCTGGTCAACCACTTCAAGTGTTCTGAAATCCCGGTGGTTGTCATTGCCAAGGACATCAAACAGAGAATGGCCGCGACCATCAGACACAACCGGGCACGGGGCAAACACCAGGTGGACCTGATGTCGGAGTTGGTCCGGTCGCTCTACGAAAAGGGTTGGGAGGACGAGCGGATCGCCGAACACTTGGGCATGAGCGTGGAAGAGCTCCTACGACTGAAGCAGATGAGCGGGGCGGCGAAGCTCCTGGCCGGTTCAGAATACAGTGCGGCGTGGGGTGAAATCGAATGACCCGCTGGGCGTATGGCGACAGTTGGGAACGCTACCCGATAGAGCCGGGGCAGGTGTGGACGGAGCAGAAGACCGGGAGTACGCTGGCAGTAGTGGACATCTTCCACTCCATGCCCGGCTACATGCATGAAGCGGACATGGTCTACACTGATACGCCCTGGAATACGGGGAACATCAACTCATTCTACACCAAGGCAGGGTTGGAAGAACGCCACACATTCGAGGAGATGGTCCAGGTCCTGCTGAGCTATCTGTCATATACAAACCCGCGAGTATGCTACTTGGAGATTGGCAGGCAGAACGTCCACCTGTACCACAACCTCCTACAGCAACTGTATCCTGTAGTCCAGGAGTGGCCCATCACCTACTACCGCAAACATCCGATGGTGCTATTGAGAGGCGGCGACGAGCCGCAGAGCTACGATTTCACCGGCGACGACGACGGGGCAACACCGGGGCTGGCTATGCAGGTCGAGGACTGGACCTGTGTTGCCGATCCATGCATGGGGCGGGGGCTGACGGCATGTTCGGCGTTTGCGATGGGGAAGCGGTTTGTCGGCACGGAACTGAACAAACGGCGGCTGGCGGTAACAATTGACAGGGTCGCCAAACAGGGGGGGGCGTGGAACCATGACTGATTACCACTCGGCGTTGAAGCCGGAGCTTGAGTTGCCGGAGATGGTGGGCTACGAGGCTGGCGGCAGCGTAGTTTTCGCGCATGATATTGTCCGGGGTGGCCATATCCATTTCGAGAACGCGGATGCCATCTACTCCGAACCGTCCTGGCGGGATGGGTACGGGAAGTTCAGGAGCCGGGCAGGTATTGAAGACGGGGACTACAAGGCTTACCTGGCGGCCATGCGGCGGGTCATTGTCCGCCTGGCGGTCCCAACGTACATGGTGATAGGCAAGCACATGGTCAGAGCGCTGAAGCCTGCCGAAACGTGGCCCATCGAGCTCCGTGGGTATCCGGCCGTATTGGGCGTATGGAACACCGCTATCAATGTGCCCGAGATAGATGCGTTGGCCGCAAACCTCCACCCTCTTCTCGGTGCGGTGACCCCGGCTATAGTGGTCCACTACGTGTGCCAGCGGCATGACATGATCCTGGATTTTAACTGCGGCTATGGCAACCTCGCGGCCGCTGCATTGGAGCACGGCAAGCGTTTCATCTGCTCCGACATCAACCGCAAGTGCGTCTACTACGTAGCCACGCGGTACATGGGAGCCGCGCCATGATCTATCTGAGTAAGGATATTGGGTTCCTCTCCCCCCCACTCGACGGCAAAACGGTCTGCGTGGTGCACAAGGCATACCCTACGCCAAACATACCGGGCAGTCGGGTAATCGAGTGGGAGAGGTTTGAGGACGACCCGCAGGGATGCATCAAGGGGTTCGACAACCTCGTGATGGTCGGGCTGAACAGGCTCATAACCCCCTCCAGCCGCACGAAGCACGTATGGGAGATAGTCTACAATCGTATGCGCGACATCCGCAAGATGTCGATAGACCGGACGCTGTTCGTCAGCGAACCCTGGCGGACGTGGTTCCACTTCGGGTTCGTCGGCGCACAGTACCTGGACTACAGCTACAGCTACATAGCAGAGACCCGCTGGAAACAGTGGAAAGAGGATGTTTCGGACTTCAACCCGTTCTCGGCTGAGGAGATACTGAGATGGGCGAAGGGCACAGTGACTTGCGACTACGCAGAGTACTTCGGCAGACCCACGATCCGGGTTGTGCCGACGACGGCCGCGCAGAAGCTGGAGTATGAGGACCTGAAGACATACCTGTTTGAGACGGAGACAACCATCAGGGGGGTAATCACCAAGCTGGCGAGGTATGCCAGAGATGTCTGCCCTGAGCGCAGGGTCCCCACGCCAGCAAGACTGTTCGACCGGGAGCAGCATGAGGTAGTACGCACGGACCTGAAGGTCGACGAGCATCTGGTGAGCGAACTGGTGGGCCTGATGGACCTGACGAATGCCATTGCGGAGGGGTTGCGCTATGGCTAAGGCAGCACTGGTAGAGTACAAAGACATAGACGTCCTGGAGGCCGCGAGGCAGCGGGTTGCCAGGGTCTTCGACGAGTTTGACAACATCGTCGTCAGTGTGTCGTCGGGTAAAGACAGCACGGTCTTGTTTCACCTGGCCATTGAGGAGGCAGAGCGGCGTGACAGAAAGGTGAAAGTGTTTTTCCTCGACCAGGAGGCCGAATATGCTGCAACCGTGCGCCTGATAGACGGCATGATGCGCCATCCCCGGGTCATTCCCATGTGGTATCAGGTGCCGATCTACATGACTAACGCGACGTCACACCGCGAGTATTTCCTCTACGCCTGGGGAGAGGGAGAGGAATGGATGCGGGAGAAGAGCGACATCGCGATCCACTCCCTCGATGTGGACTACCCGAGGCGATTCTACAAATTCTTCGACTGGCTGGAGACGCAGTTTGAGGAGCCTACCGCTATGCTAGTGGGTATCAGGTCGAAAGAGAGCCTCAACCGGTTTCGCGCAATTACCAGGAACCCGGGCTACAAGGGCATATGGTGGAGCACGAAGACTAAGAACCCCCAGGCTTGGAGGTTCTACCCTATTTACGACTGGTGCTTCCCCGACATCTGGAAGTATATCGCCGACCACAACCTAGAGTACAACCCCGTCTACGACCAGATGTTCGCCAAAATAGGCCACAACATCAGTGATATGCGGGTGTCGAACCTCATTCATGAGAAGGCATTCTACTGCCTCGCCAACCTCCAGGAGTTCGAGCCGGAGACCTACGAGCGGTTGCTACGGAGGCTGCAGGGCATCCACTGTGCGGCGCTATACGCAGACGACAGGCAGGTGTACTCGGCCGACGAGCTCCCCCCCCATTTCGGCACCTGGAGGGAATACCGCGACTATCTGCTAGACACTACGCCGACGGACAAGGTGGAGCGATTTAGGAAGCGCTTTGCAGGGCAGGCGGAGAATGAAGCGGTGCATCGGCACCAGTGCAGGCAGATACTGTTAAATGACTGGGAGAACAACGTGCCGGTAGTCAGCCGGGGGTTGAGCCCCGAGATGGTGGAGAAATGGTCGAAAATCCTGTAGCAGGCAGGAATGGCGAGTGGAAACGTCGAAATAGGACTCACCCGAGCAAGGCGAGCGAAACACCATCTGGCTGACCCACCCCGGATCGGGACACCGGGGCCTGGGTCAGTTTGTAGTTTTTTTGTAGTTTTGCGGAGGAAAAGGGGTGTACACGTATGATAGGAAGCTGCTGGTGGCCGCCAGTTGCGATGCTTATAGGATTTGGTGTTGTGGGTGCTGTACTTATCACAATCCTAGGCCGAGAAGGGACATTCTCTGCCGAAATGCCAATACTGAACTGCACAATCGTATTGGGCGAGGGCACCAAAGCGACCTTTTATAGCAAGAGATACGAGGGATTTGACTACTGCAGCTGTATACCGGGGCCTACCATTGGCTACAGGCAAGCCGGGCGCATCGTGAAACACGGTCGGATAGTGTTGCAAGTTAAGAGCTTAGAGCGGTTGTATAAATGGGCACGCCGAGGTGCATCAAACGGAAGGGGCATACCAGTAGCACACCTGACCGCCCAGGAGTGTGAATGTCTAGTCAATGGATTATATGCGTACACATCTAAGAGCAGGCGCACAGCAGAAAAGGCATTGGCCGAACAATTGCCACCAGTCTGCTGACTGGCTAGAAGGAGGCACACCATGGGTACCAGCGTGGCTAGTAGTACGATATCTCGCCACTGGGGTAAAATGACCTACGCCGAGGCCCGTAGCAAGTTGCGCCTCTACTACACCGTCATGCAGTTGACTGAATGGGATGGCTACCCGGCCTGCGGGGACATTATGCAGCTACCCCTCGGAAACAATGCCGGGGGGTCGGCGATGGCGAATAGGGTCTGCCGCAACGTGTCGTTACAGGTGCGGGTAGCTGATGTGGAGAGAGCGGTCAAACGGCTGGAACCGGACCAGGAACTGCTGCTCCGGTTGAGATACGGGCCGGAAGGTTTGAGTCTGGATACGATAGTGGAAACAGCAGACATGTTTGCGGTGGAGATAAATGGTGAACAGGTCAAACCCCTCATGGCGGGAAAGAGCACATTGTGGCGCAAGGAAGTGGGGGCTCTGTGCCGATTCATTGCCGAACTGGGGCTGACGCCAGCCGGGTATTAAGCGCAGACTATATAAGATGGAACAACTGTTTCACGGCATTTATGCTATGATAGTAAGGGGAGAGTAGTCTCTGCGAATGAGAGGTGCATCATGTCGGAATGGGATGAGTACGATGAGGCTATGGATATGGCGGGGTTGGGTTTTGGCTTTGGCATAATCATAGTAGCCATATGTGGATTCATCGCACTATTTGTTCTTCAGGTGCTGTTTGGGGCGTAGTCAAGTGGTAAGACAGCGGGTTTTGAACCCGCTAGCGTAGGTTCGAGTCCTGCCGCCCCAGCCAGGAGGGGGTAGCACAGTTGGCCGAGATTGTCTTCAAGGCTATAATCAACATTGTCTTTTATATAGTCGTGTTACCCCTGGTAGCCATCGCCGGCTGCTGGGTTGGTGAACGACTCGTTGATTGGTGGTACGGCTACTGATGGCCCAGCGTTGAGAATGACGCCGTCCACGCCGCCGAAGCCCCGGAATCTACTTCCGGGAGGGACCGGGAGACCGGCTAGGGGCGTGGGCGGCCGGGGGTAACCCGCAAGCGGTTGGGGTCAGGCGCGAAGGGTCGGTTTGGGGCCGTGACTGCTATCAGTGGTAACAAGGGCCGGTAGCTCAACTTAGTGGAGGCGACTCTGAGAGCACCGGGCGAGGAGCCCGGAGATGCGGGTGCAAACCCCGCCCGGCCCATCAAATTTCAAAGCCAGGCCACATCGAGAGGTGTGGTCTTTTCATTTGGAGTGATAGACATGGGTGGGCGGCGTCGGTACACAGAAGAGGACCGCGTCAAAGCGCTTGCCCTGCGTCAGACAATGTCCGTTAGAGAAGCTGCAAACGCGTTGGGAATACCCTTCGGCACCGTGGCCAGCTGGTGTGCCAAGCAGAGCGAACAAACAAACAAACAAACAGCAAACAAACGGCCTTCTAAAAAACTAAAGGCCGTCAGTGAACAGGTAGTGACCCGCGCCGTTGAAAAAGCAAGTAACGCTCTGGCAGACGAGGCCAAGGCCGTTGCATCCCGCCTCCTTGCTCTTAGCTCTCAGGCTATCGAAGTGGCCGCTCAACTGATGGAGGAAGGGCCGAAGGAAAAGGAGCCTCGCGGCCTGTTCCTTCGGTCTGTGGTCGGCGTCCTTGCTCAATCGGTCGAGAAACATCAACTGCTCACAGGCAAACCCACGGCGCATCAACAGCAATCCGGCGAGGTGACAACCCGGCATGAGTATGACATCCGGCAGGAAATCATCAACAACCCAGACGCCCGAGCTACTGCCAATCAGCTATTCGAGCGCCTTGCTGGGGCTACCGGCGGGGTACGCATGGCTGGCGAGCAACCGCAGATGGATACCTGCGAGACACCTGCTACGCCTGAGTGACGCCCTCGCCGACGTAGCCGCCAAACGCATCCTGCGATTGATGATCCAGATGCCTCCCCGGCACGGCAAGAGCGAGTTTACAAGTAAATACTTCCCCGCCTGGGCGTTGGGGAACTTTCCCGACAACCGGATTATCCTGGCGTCCTATGGCTCCGATCTCGCCCGAGGCTTTGGACGCAAGGCCCGCGACCTGCTGGAGCAAACTGGTCCCCTCCTCTTCGGTGTTGATGTAGCGGATGACTCCTCAGCGGCAGACAGGTGGGACCTAAAGGGACATGACGGCGGCATGGTAGCCGTCGGCGTAGGCGGTCCCATCACGGGCCGCGGAGCAGACATCGCCATTATAGACGACCCGCTGAAGAACCAAGAAGAGGCCCAATCACAGGTTATCCGGGACAAACAATGGGACTGGTACCAGTCCACACTATACACGCGCCTGGAGCCCGGCGGGGCCATTATCCTCATCATGACCCGCTGGCATGAGGACGACCTCGCAGGACGGCTCATCGAGGAAGAGAAGGCGGGCGGCGACAGGTGGACGCGAATCACCCTCCCTGCTCTGGCGGAGGATAACGACCAATTGGGTCGCGAGCCCGGAGAGCCTTTGTGGCCTGAGCGATTCGATACAGACCAACTGGAGCGCATCAAGCAAGCGGTTGGACCCTATGTATGGTCTGCACTGTACCAGCAACGTCCCGCCCCACCCGAGGGCAATATCTTCCACCGCGACTGGTGGCAATGGTACGACGATGCCCCGGTTGACCTGGATGAGGTCGTTCAATCCTGGGACATGGCATTCAAGAACACGCAGGAGGGCTCCTACGTGGTAGGTCAGGCCTGGGGCCGCAGGGACGCCGACTTCTACCTACTGGATCAGGTGCGCCAGCGCATGAATTTTCCCGCCACCATCCTGTCGGTAGTTGCGATGAGCAACCGCTGGCCGAAGGCCCGCCTCAAACTCGTTGAGGACCAGGCAAACGGTCCGGCGGTCATCGCTACTCTGCGGCGACAGATAGCCGGACTAGTCCCGGTTCAGCCACAGGGCGGAAAAGAGGCGCGGGCTGCTGCAGTAGCTCCCTATGTACAGTCGGGCAATGTGTATCTGCCCAGACGGGCTGCCTGGATTAATGATTTTTTGAGTGAGGCCACCGCTTTTCCCAACGCCGCAACGGACGACCAGGTCGATGCCATGAGTCAGGCACTGCTCAGGCTGGAGCAGAGTAAAGCCCGCAAGACTGAATGGCGACCGGATGAATGGGGCAAGCGCCGCTCTCCCTGGAAGGTGTGATTAGATGGCCCAGCAGTATAGAGTATATGGCAGAACCGGCCTGCCCCGCTATGGCAGAATCATAGACCAGGAGATGCACAACACACTGAAGGGTACGAATGGCATCCGGGTTTACAAGGAGATGCGGGACAACGATCCCATCATTGGCGCTATCATCCTCGTTACGGAGATGCTCTGCCGAGGCGTCGAGTGGGAGGTTTCCGCAGGTGAGGATGCGGACCAGGGCAGTGTGGAGGCGGCTGAGTTCGTCGCCTCGTGTATGGACGATATGTCCCATACCTGGCCGTCGTTCATCGGAGAGATATTCGGGTCGATGCTGCCGTTTGGGTTCGCGCCGTTTGAACTGTGCTACAAGCAGCGGGCCGGTGAGTCCAAGGACCCGACCCGAAACTCCCGGTACACTGACGGGCGTATCGGCTGGCGCAAGCTAGAGATACGGTCGCCCGAGACGGTCACCGGCTGGGAGTTTGACGACAACAACGAACTGAAGGGCATGTACCAGCAGGACCCGACGGGTGGGCCGGAAGTGCTCATTCCAATAGAAAAGCTGTTGCTTTTCCGCACCAAGGAGATGCTGGGCAATCCTGAGGGTCGGTCTATTCTGCGCAATGCATTCAGGCCGTGGTATTTCACGAAGCGGATCCAGGAGATTGAGGCTATCGGCGTAGAGCGTGATCTGGCTGGGTTGCCCGTGCTGGAGGTGCCGCCCCATATTACACTGCCTTCGGCCAACACCGATGAGAAAGCCCAGTATGAGGCGTTCAAGACAGCGATGGCCGAAATCAAGCGCGATGAGCGTGAGGGTCTGGTCGTCCCATGTGAGGAAATCTCCGATTCCGCCGGCAACGTCATCAAAACCGGGTTCAAGCTCCGCCTCCTCTCCACCGGAGGCACCAGACAGTTCGACACCAACGCCATCATCACTCGGTATGAGCAGCGGACCGCCATGACCGCCCTGGCCGAGTTCCTATTCTTGGGCATGGAGAAGGTCGGCTCGTTTGCTCTGGCATCCTCAAAGACCAACCTGTTCGCCACCGCCACAAACGCCTACCTCGACCACATCGCGGCACAGATAAACCGCCACGCCGTGCCCAAGCTCCTGGCCTATAACGGCATGCAACCCGAGACCATGCCGGAGATTACACACGGTGACCTGGAGCAGATGCCGCTTGAGGAGATCGCCAAGATGATTACTGCCCTGAGCGGTGCCGGGGCGGTGCTGTTCCCGAACGAGGAAATCACGAATGCAGTCCTCCAGCGCATGGGCCTGCCTCAAATCAAGGAGCAGGCGGACGAGCTATGAAGCGACTGGTAATCAAGGCCCCGAGTCGCAAGCAACCCACCCGCCCAAGCAACAAAGATTTGGGCAGGTGGGTTCAGATGTTCAACGACAGCACGGCGAAGCTCAAGGAGTCCGTCTCCGAAGAGGCCGCCGTTATGGCCGTGCAGGTCGGGGCCCCCCACTTCGTGCTTGAATCCATGGCGTGGGAACGGTCCAGGGAGGCCGCAGAACGCGGTTGGGGCCGCATCTTGCGGGAGATATTCTTCCGTTCTGCCTACAAAGAGGCCGAGCAGCTGCGAATAACCCTGAACTTCGGTCTGCGCAACCCCTACGCCGAGGAGTGGATACGGCAGCACGGGGCGGAACTGGTCGCCGAGGTGTACGACAACACCCGTGCGGGCATCAGGCGTATCATCGAGGATGCCTTCCGCCGTGGTGACCCTCCCTACCGCATGGGCCAGCGCATCAGGGAAATCATCGGCCTGACGGAGCGCGAGGCAAAAGCGGTCCACAACTACTGGACACGCCTTACCCTTGAGGGCAATCGGTCCGCCAAACTGGTCGACCGCATGACGGACACCTACAGCCGCAAGATGCTCCGGCGACGGGCGATGCGCATAGCACGGACAGAGACCATCAACGCCCAGGCGAAAGGAACGCAGGAGTCATGGAGGCAGGCACAGGAGCAGGGCGTGGTTCCCAACTATGCGATGCAGCAGTGGATAGCCGCCAGGGACGACCGGGTCTGCCCTATCTGTCGTGCGCTTGACGGGCAGATACAGCCCGTAGGTGGGATGTTTCAGGATAACGTCAGAGGGATACAATTGCCGGGGCCGACGGCTCATCCGATGTGCAGGTGCTCAGTGGGTTTGGTAGTGCCGGAGTAAAGGGGGTACAAACCATAGCAACCCTGCACCAACGGCCTGAAGGGACGCAGTATTACCAACTCAGTGCCGAGGAGACTTGGCAGGCGTTCATGATTGCGTTCAAGAGCTACTGCCAGCAGTTTGTGTCTGAGGAAGACGAGGAAGCGCTACGGTGTCAGTAACCACAATGGGGGTAGAGACATGCTGACAACACAACTACGTTGCGACATCTGCGGCAAAACGCGCCGTCTGGACGTACCCGAACCAGGGTCCTGGATAGGGCTGGTGCGTGTCTGCGTCACACCGGAAGGAGAGTTTGAGAACGACCTGATTGTCCACTGCTGCAGTTGGAACTGCGTAGACAGATACCACATATACGTACTACCAACTCTGCGCCATGGGACCAACTGGCCGTCTCCGCTTGATACAGACCGCCCTCTCCGTCCGCGCCCAAACGACATCAGGCTACCCGAAGGCAATGACGCTAGAGTGGACAATAGCCCATGAAAACCATCGCTATAATCCAGGCCCGCCTCGACTCCTCTCGACTGCCCGGCAAGGTGCTCTTACCCCTAGCCGGGCGTCCTGTTTTGGAGCACGTCATCAGGAGGACACAGCAGGCGGTCCTTGACGTGGTTGTGACCACGCCTGCTGAGGACAAGCCCATCATTGAGCTAGCTGAGTCCCTGGGTTGCAAAGTGCACAAGTGGCAGGGCGACGAGAATGACGTCTTCGGGCGGTTTCGGGCTGTGGTGGAGCAGGAGCAACCGGACGTGTTCCTGAGGGTTACCGGAGACTGTCCGCTGGTTGATCCGCAGCTTTTGGCAGGCATGGTCACCGTAGCCGAGGAGGACAGCCTGTTTGCCTACATCGACGCGACCAAGCGCTGTATGACAGACGGTGCCGGGGCCGAGCTAGTGGACGCGTGGGAGTTCCTGCGCATCAACCCAGGCCGACTGTACCCTGACGAGCGTGAGCACGTGACATCCCGGTTGCCGGCCCGGTGGGGATGGTACCGGGCAGTGCCGTGGTCCGAGGTGCGTAGTCTGCGAGTCTCAGCAGAAGCTATTCTACCCTACATCGGAAGCGGCCGCGCCTGCAAACTATCCATCGACGACCAAAACGACTACGACTGGCTCACGCAGGTGTTCGACGAGCTCGGGCCTAAGCCGGATACGGGGGCAGTACTCAGGTGGGCAAAAGAGAGCCTCACAAATCAGACAGGAGTAGCAAAATGTCGCAACTGAAGAACTGTCCCAAGACGGCCCACAAGCGGCCCGACGGCACCCTGGAAACGGCCACTTGTAGAATGTGGGACCCCGAGACAGTCACCTGCCGATGTGTGCGGCCTGGGCATCGGTGCTCGGTGCCGGATATCCCGAAATGCCCCAACCGTGTAGGCGACATTCCGAAAACCGCCATCTGCAATTGCCGGTGGCAGGACGTGCTTGAGATAACTGGAGTCAGCACGTGCACGGCGGCCTGTAGAAACACCGTGGGGCGGAGTGCGCAGGAACTACGTGAAATGTCGGGGGTGAATCCGTGCGCATCCTCCTGCTGGCGAATAGCCAACTCGGAGCCGACGTAGCCTATAGCCTCCAGCACCTGCGAGAGAACGTCGTCGGCCTTGTGGTCCACCCGGATGAGACGGCGCGGCTCAAGAAGGATATTCGATGCTGCCACTGGGACGCCTCTGTCTTCTGTGGCGATCCGTTTGGCGAACAGCCGGGCGACATGCCGTGGTGGAAACAGGCCCTAGGTCTCAAGCCCGACATCGGTATCAGTGCTGGCTTTGGGTACAAAGTGCCAAAGGATTTGTTGGACCGTTTGCCCATCGTCAACCTCCACACCGGCTATCTCCCCTACAATCGAGGTGCCTGCCCCAACGTCTGGCCCATCATCGACGGCACACCGGCGGGGGTCACGTTGCACTGGATGGATGAGGGCATTGATACTGGGGACATCATTGCGCAGGAGCGCGTCGACGTGCAGCCCTGGGATACAGGCGAGACACTGCACAGCAAACTGCTGGATGCAGGGGCAAAACTCTTCCAAGGCACGTGGCCCAGTATCAAGGACGGCACGGCTCCCCGGACGCCGCAGGACCCCGAAGCCGGAACGCATCGCAGACTGTCTGATCTCGATGCAATTGATGAAATCGACCTGGGCGTGAAATACACAGCCCGCGATCTGCTGAACACACTGCGGGCCAGAACATTTCTACCACACCAAGGGGCATACTTCACGGTGCCCGGCGTCGGGCGAATATATCTGAGGCTGGAGATGGAGACGGCGGAAGACAGACAGAAGCAACGCACCGGTTCTATGCTGTTTCGGCTTAAGACGGAGGACACTAGACTGGGGTAACACACTTGGGGAGGGGTAGCCATGAAACTGACTAGCCTGCTCTGGTACATCAAACAGTTGCTCCCTCTTGCCTACTGGTCTTGGTACATTGACGCCGACGGCACTTTGTATTTGTGCATTTGGCGCATGTGGTTTGGCAGGCACTTTGACGTCCTTGACCTGCCGATTGGTGCGGCTGTCCGAGCACGATACCCAGAGCGCTCCCTAAATCTGGAGTATCTCTATCATTCCACAGAACCTTTGTCGATGCGGGAGCGGCGGACGCGATATAGCCGAGGAGAGAGGCTGTAATCATGATGCGGGGTAACCACACCAAAGGGGGTAAAAACATGGAAGCCGGAAAAGCGCTGCTTATAATTGGCATCGCATGGGGCGCAGTGTTGGTATTGAAGTGGTATGCGGTTGCGGCATGGCATGTGCCAGTATGGGCGGTGTGGCTCCTGTGATTGAGCCGATTCCTGGCCTGGGGCCGACATGCGACAAGGGGGTAACACATGTACGCATCTACACCTGAATGGCATTGGGCGATGAGGGACTTGATGGACAAAACATGGTGGATTGTCTGCCGCCAAGCCGTCGGGTTGGTGCTGATCGTTATAGGAGTGGCCAGCCTGCTGTGCGTAGCAACCCATCCGGATGTGCTATGCATGGGATGGCAGCTGATCGCCTTTGTCTTGTTTCTGACCATCCTTATTGTCGGGACGTGCATCCCAATTGTCGGCGGCTGGTGTTGCGCGTGGGTGGAAAAATGCGCGATCAGAGAGTGGAAACATGGGCCGGATTCTATACCGGCCCTATGGCGACTGGAGCGCAAGTTGATGCCTATAGGGTCGGCGATTCTGGCGCTCTTACTGCCCGTGATTTTGGTGGCCATAGGCATAACAAGTGCAAAGGGGTAAGAACATGATCGACTGGACCCGTACCGTGACAGTGGCCGACGCAGGGGCGAATTTCAACGGCGACAAGGACGAGGCAAAGAAACTCATCAAGGCGGCGGCCGAGGCCGGAGTAGACTGTATCAAGTTCCAGACGTACACGGAGGATGGGCTGTGTCACCCCACGCATTGGGCCTACGACCTGATTCGTCGGTGTCAGTTGCCCAGGAAATGGCACGAGGAACTGGCCGACTACGCGGCAGAATGCGGCATAGCGTTCAACTCAACGCCGTTTGACTTTGAGGCGGTTGAACTGCTGGACGAGCTGTGGGTGCCGTTCTGGAAGGTCGCCTCGGGAGACCTGACGTACAGGGCGTTGATTGAGCGCATGGCCGAAATGCGGCCATCACGGCCCGTTGTGTTGTCACAGGGAGCGTCAAGCTGGCGTGACGTAACCCGAGCCGCTTACTGGATTTCGTCTGTCAGCAGCAACCCGCAAATTACCATTCTGCACTGTGTGCCGGTGTACCCGGCAACGCCCGTGATGTACCATCTGCCGATGCTGCAACGCCAGCAGGAGGCGTTTCGGCGCACCGGTCTGCGTATCGATGTTGGCATTTCCGACCATACGACGAGCATAGGCTTGCCGGCGGCTTCGGTGGCGTTTGGTGGGCGGATGGTGGAAAAGCATATCACCATGAGCCGCGAACAGGACGGCCCGGACCACGGCCATGCTCTGGAGCCGCATGAGTTTGCGGCACTGGTGCAAGCGATTCGTGACGTTGAGGATGGAACCGCACCTTTCGGGCCGCCACGAGAGGCAGTGGTGGCAGTGACCAAGGCGCAGCCCCAAATTCGTAGGGCATGTTACTGGGCGAGAGACGTCAGAAAACGCGAAGTGGGTCGATGGCAGGACCTGATTACAACGGTACGGCCAGCCCCGACTCCGTCGGCTACAAGCGGATTCCATCTCCCTGCCGAGGCCCTACGCTACCACGACAGAGTCGAGGTCATATTCCCGGGCCAGAAAGGTGAGCCGGTCATGTTGGATGACGTTAGCATCAATCCAAGGGATTAGGCTGCACTGCTCTGTTCGTGAGGGGGTAGTTTCGTGGAAGTTCCCGAGTGGGCTGAGACGTTGTTTGATGTACTGCTATTCGTGGGGCTTATGGGTTCCGGCGGGGCGTTGTTGAGTATAGGGTTGGGACTTGGCTACCCGGGCTGGGCGTTGGGATGCGTGGGAGGATACCTAGCTGCATGCGCAGTGCTCAAAGCAACCGATAGTCAATCGGGGTAACATCATCGAGGGGGTACGAAGATGAAGGACATCTTGAGCCGGGCTTGGTGGGGATTAGGAGAAGGAGTGAGGGTTGTCGGTCGTGCCTTGCTGGTATTTATCGGCGCGGCTGCACTGGCAAGCGGCGGGGCACTCGCGATGTGGATGGCTGCCGACGTAATAGCAAATACCTATCCCTACAGCCAATACATACTGACTGGGGCTGGTGCGCTTTTCGCTTTTGTCGTCGGGCTTTTCATGTTCTGCACCATAGTTTACGAGGACCTGCTATGATCACCACCTACACCGAATCAGGCCCGAATATCGGCATGGGGCATGTGAAGCGGGTTGAGCGGCTGAAGGGAGCCCTGGAGAACGCGGGGTTGGGCAATGAAAGGATAGCCATTCTAGACGCACCGTGCTTCAACGCAAGAATCGCAGGATGCGCCACCGTATGGAAGCGCACCGAAGAGGCCGAACGACTGGTCCAACAGCACAGAGAGTCGGGCAATCTGGTAATCGTGCTGACCGAAGACTACGCCGCCCCGGTTCCTCCAGACATTGTTGTCGATTCCAGGTTCGACGCACGGCGCATAGGGCCATGGTCTGGCACATGGGATGGCATTACCCGAAAGCTTGAAGGGTGCAAATACGCCATACTCGGCGAGGAGTACAGGCCAGAATACATAACTGAAAAGCGCAGAATCCCAAAGAGAGGCCCCCTCCACCTATTGGTAGTAATGGGCGGCGGGGACACCACCGAGATTACAAAGCGTGTTCTCGAAGCTTTGCCGGGGTATCAAGCATGGTTGTGGCTTACCGTAGTTGTGGGGCCTTCGTCGTCAAGAGAGGCAATTGATAAATGTATAAAGCAATGGGCCAATAGTGAACCACACAGACTGCGGCTATTGGGCTGTAACTACTCAGTGTTGCAGGGCGTGTCGACGCTAGCCCCGCACCTTAAGCTGGCCGATATTGCCATCACTGGCGGCGGCCAGATGTTGTTTGAGGTTGCCCGGATGGGCGTTCCAGCCATCATCGTCCGCACGAACGATGATCAGGCGGCCAATAGCGAATATTTGGCGCGCCGTGAACTGGCTATCGACCTCGGTATGGTGCGAGAGTTCTACCCGGACAAGCTCCGCGGTGCCCTAAAGCAATTGACCTACAGGACCCGCCTGCGGATGCACCGCGGCCTGCGGAAACTGGTCGACGGGCGTGGGACGGAGCGGATTGTCCGTGAGGTGAAGCAGGCACTTAGGAAACGCAGGAGGTGATCCCCAATGCCCCAAGATGGCGGCTGGGACGAAACCAGCAGCAGCTATCGCTACAGAGTGAGAGATCCCGGGAAGTTCCAGGAAGGGTCGTTCCGCACCATCAGTATGGGCGACAGCGGCGTGAAAGGCGTCGTAGGCAGGCTGGAAGGCCAGACCACGATGACACTGCAGTCGCTCATCTTTCCAAAGGACAAGTTTACGGCGCAGCAGGCCCGTAAATGGGTCTCAGAACATCCCGACGCCGTCAAGCGCAGATGGCAGGAGACGGTGACGCAGGCCGACGCGAAGATTTACAAGGTTGAGGATGTCGATGAGGAACTCGGCGTCGTCTTCGGCTGGGGCTACACCAACGCGCAGGTGACCAAGGACGGGCGCCAGCCGGTCTTCGACAGTCACAACGCGATCATTGAGGACATCGACTTGGAACGTGCCTGCTATGATTTCGTTGCCGAGGCCCGAGGCATGGACCAGCAACACGACTGGGAACGAGCCGGGGACCTTGTTGAGTGTGCCTTCATTGACGACCGCAAGCTGGAGGCCATGTTCCCCGGCCAGCCGAAACCGTACGGCTGGCGCGGTATGTGGGTGGGATTCAGACCCCACAGTGACGAGGTGTTGCAGAAGTTCAAAGACGGCGAGTACGCAATGTTCTCGATTGGAGGGACGGCGGAGATTGAGGTGATAGACGATGCCTGAGCCGAAGAAACCGCACAGGCTAAAAAACTTGCGCTTGGAGTTCGTGAGCGGCGTGGATGCAGGCTCCAGCCCCGGCGCACAGGTGATGCTGATGCGGCGGCAGGCAGGAGAGGAGCCGGAACCTGTGGAGAAGGGAGGCGGACCGGTGAGTTTGAAGGACAGGCTGGTCGGTTGGATTACGGCCACACGCAAGGGTCTGGACGATCTGATGAAGGAAGTGGGGGCCGACGACCAGCAACAGACAACCGAGAAAGGACGTGGAGACCCCATGCCGGAGGACCCGAAGGGCAAGGAGACTACGGAGGTCAAGAGCTACGAGGATGTGCTGAAGACCCTGCCCGAGGAGCAACGCAAGCTCGTTGAAGCGCAGATCGCTGAGGCGAAGAAGGCAGCCGAGGACAAGCCCAAGGACGACGTCGAGAAGGCCAAGGAAGAGAAGGACGACAAGGACCAGTTGACAGTCGAGCTTGCCAAGCGCGATGAGCTAATTAAGAAGCTCCGCGAGGACCTGGACGCCGAGAGGTTGGAGCGTCGGCGGGCCAACTTGCGCCAGGAGGTAGTCAAGTTCGACCGGCTCGGCAAGTCGACGAACGAGCTTGCTACCATGCTGGAGAAGGCCGAAAACGCCGATCCGGAACTCGCCAAGAGTCTGCGGGAGATGTGGGCAGGCGAGCAGGCGCGGGCCGTAGACGCAGGGCTGTTCCAGGAAATCGGCAAGTCGAGCGACGAGGTTCCGTCGGTCTCGGACCTCATCAAGAAGAAGGCCGATGAGTTCATGAAGGCCGATTCGAACTTGAAGCGCAGTGACGCAATTCGCATGGCGACCACCGACCCGGAGGTTGCCAAAGCATATGAAAGGGAGGCTGCTGGTTAATGGCTCAAGAGGGACTGCTCCGCACTTGGCCCTTCACCGCCGGTGAGGACCTTAGCAGCACCGGCCAGTATCGGTTCGTCTCTGCGGCGACGAGTGACGGCTATGTGTACCTGTCAACCGGCATTGGAGGCCGCGTGCTTGGTGTACTCCAGAACAACCCGTCTAGCGGGTATGACGCCGCTGTGGCCCTGCCGGGCAGCATCACGAAGATCAACACCGACGGGAGTATCGGCCTGGCTGAATCAGTGGCCTGCTCTAGTGTCGGGCGTGGACAGGCTTCGACCGCCGGGTCTTACGTGTTGGGCCAGATCATCACCGGCTCCAGCGGCTCGGCAGGCGACATTCTGACGATGCTGCTCCAGACACCGGCCACGACCTAGTACCGATACCGACTCTGCAGGCTCTATATGGGGAATGCCGCCAGGGGTAGGCGAGCAGCACTCAAGGGAGAGTGAATGCATTGCCGAACCCAACGGCAACTGACGTGCATCAAAATGCAGTGCTGACCAACCTCAGCATCGCATTCATGCAGGACGCCAGTGAGTATATCGCGGACCGGGTATTCCCGCGAGTCCCGGTCCAGAAACAGAGTGACATCTACTACACCTACGACATGGACTACTGGTTCCGGGCCGAAGCGCAAAAGCGCGCTCCGGCTACAGAATCCGCAGGTGGCGGGTATAAGCTCAATACTGACAGCTACCGCTGCGACGTGTACGCGTTTCACAAGGACGTCGCCGACCAGGAGCGGGCCAATGCCGACTCGGTAATTCAATTGGACCGCGAGGGCACCGAGTTCGTTATGGGCAACCTGTTGCTGACCCGCGAAATCGACTGGGCCACCGACAACATGACCACCGGCGTCTGGACCGGCGCTACTGGGTCGACCGACATCACCGGCGTATCATCCGCCCCGAGCACCGACGAGGTGGTACAGTGGAATGACGTCGACTCCACGCCGATTGAGGATGTGTCGGAACAGGCGACCAGCATCATGGAGAAGACGGGCAAATGGCCGAATACACTGGTCCTCGGCCCGAAGGTGTTCGACCGCCTGAAGCATCATCCAGACATTCTCGACCGCATCAAGTACACCCAACGCGGCGTGGTTACCACGGAGATTCTGGCCGGACTGTTCGAGGTCGACCGCATCTTCGTGCCTCGTTGCATCAAGGTCACCACACCCGAAGGCCGGACGAGCCATACCAAGTCGTTCATCTACGGCAAGAGCGCGTTGCTGTGCTATGCGGCCCCTGCCCCCGGCCTGCGCACTCCGAGTGCGGGCTATACGTTCACTTGGTCGGGCTACACCGGCCTGAACAACATGGGCGTGAAGATGAAGAAATTCCGCATGGAAAAGCTGGAGGCCGACCGTATTGAAGGCGGAATGGCCTACGATATGAAGGTCGTGGCTGCGGACCTCGGAGCGTACTTTACCAGCATCGTGGCGTGAGCCAAGAGCGAATAACAATGTCCACGTAGGGGCCTGTCGGGAGGCAGGCCCCTACCCTGTGGGGAACCGCCGCTTGGGGGAGCGAGCAACCCCGCAGAGGTGACCCGTATGGGTATTGAAAAGTTCCGTCGGCAGGTCCATGCACCGGGTGCGGACCTCGGCGAGACGGTAATCAGTAAAGACGGCGGTGTGACCATCCGCCCCGACAGCAGTACCGGAGACATCAACCTCAAACTGAGGGACGCCGCCGGTGCCCGGAGCGTCAACATCTACGACAGTTCGACAACCCTCGTGGCATCTATTGACTCCGACGGCGAGTTTACCGGCAGAGGGCTCACACTGACGAGCGATTTCTCCGCCGAAACCCTGACCGCCAGTAGTGCGGTAGTCGGCGCGACCATCGCCTCCAGTAGTGGCATCAGCGGCATTAACCTGACTCTTTCGAGTGAGGCCACAGTCGGCAGCGTGGCGTCGAGTAGCGACATCACCTGCCAGGGATTCACTGCATCGAGTAGTGGCTCATTTTTGAGTGTCGGCGTAACAAGCGGCATCAGTGGACGTTCCCTGACGCTGTCCAGCGATGCAACCGTAGATTCCCTGGCGTCCTCCAGCGACATTACCTGCCAGGGATTTACGGCGTCGAGTAGCGGGAGTTTCCTGTCGGTGGGCGTGACAAGCGGCATTACCGGGCGCAGTCTGACCCTGTCCAGCGATGCTACGGTGGACAGTCTCGCCAGTTCGAGCGATATCACCTGCCAGGGATTCACCGCCAGCAGTTCGGGATCGTTTCTCAGCGTCGGTGTCACGTCTGACGTCAGTTGTCTCGGACTGACGGCAACCTCGGACATCTCCGCCCGTGGCTTGACCCTCAGCAGCAGTGGTTCTGCCCTGTCGCTATCGGTCACGAGCGACATCAAAGTGAGTCGGGGTGTTACGGTCAGCAGTTCGGGTTCGTTCTTGAGCATTGGCGTGACTTCCGACCTGTCGGCCGTCGGTGCTACGCTTACATCTGACCTGTCCTGTCGGGGGCTCACCGCCTCCAGTAGCGGGTCGGTCCTCTCGCTGGGCATCACCAGCGACCTGTCTGCGGTCGGGGCGACCCTGACCTCCGACCTGTCGTGTCGTGGTCTGACGGCATCGAGCTCGGGCACTCTGCTGTCTCTCAGCGTTACCTCCGATGTCAGTTGCGTCGGACTGACTGCAACGTCAGACGTATCGGCGCGAGGATTCACGGCAAGCAGCAGTGGTACGTTCGCTTCTCTCGGTGTGACATCCGATCTGTCGGTGAGCCTTGGGGTGACCGTCAGCAGCAGCGGTTCGTTCTTGTCGGTTGGTGTGACCTCCGACATCAGCGCCCTTGGCGCGACGTTCAGCAGCAGCGCATCAGCCCTGAGCATCAACGCCACCTCCGATGTCTCCTGTCTGGGCGTAAACGCCACCAGCGACATCGAGGCGTCGGGCAGACTCAAGGCGAGTGGCGGACTGGTCGACAACGTAGAGGCATCGTCCGGCCCCGGTGACACTCTGCTGGCCTACGGTGTGTCAACCATCACCAGTGCGTCGTCGGGCACGACGTATACCCTTGCGAACCCGGTGGTGGGCTTACACAAGACCATCTTTGCAGCCAGCATCAGTAACACGTCGGAGTGGGCAAGCGTCATCATCAGCGGCGCTACGGGCTCTACCGGCATCACGTTTGACGGCAGCAATCGTAGGTTGGTGTTTGGCAGTGCAGGCCAGGTAGTTCAGCTAATTGCCCAGACCTGCGAGCGCTGGCTCATCGTATCGAGCACCGACCAGGTCAGCAGTATCACAACCACTTAGTGGGAGGGGTAGGAGTGCGGTTTGAAGGTAAAAGCGTCCTAATCACGGGCGGCACGGGTTCACTGGGCCAGCAGTTGGTCAAGACACTGTTGGCCCACCCCTCCCCCCCTAGACGAATCATCGTGTTCAGCCGGGATGAACTCAAGCAATCAGAAATGGCGCAGAAACGCCCGATGTCGGGCTCACCCATGCGCTACTGGCTGGGCGACGTCAGGGATCGGCCACGCCTGATGCAGGCCCTGAGCGGAGTAGACATAATCATCCATACCGCTGCACTCAAACAGGTGCCTTCTGGCGAGTACAATCCGGACGAGGTTATCAAGACCAACGTCATCGGCACCCAAAACGTCGTCTCGGCCTGCATCGCCTGCGGCGTGTCTCAAATGTTGCTCATCAGCACGGATAAAGCAGTTAACCCGATTAACCTCTATGGGGCAACCAAGTTGTGCGCCGAAAGGGTAACGGTCCAGGGCACGGTCTACGCAGGTGGACGCAACACGCAGCTGGCGGTGGCCCGATACGGCAATGTGGTAGGGTCGCGGGGTTCGGTGGTCCCGTTGTTCCAAGAGCAAGCGAAGTCGGGCTATGTCACCATCACCGACACGCAAATGACGCGGTTTTGGATCACGCTGCCCCAGGCCGCCGCGTTTATCCTGCAATGCCTCGATCGCATGCAGGGGGGCGAGGTGTTTGTCCCTCGTCTGCCGAGCATGCGCGTGACCGACCTTGCGGAGGCCGTCGCTCCGGGTTATGAGCAACGCATCATCGGCATCAGAGGCGGCGAGAAGGTACACGAAGAGTTGATTTCGGAACAGGAGAGTCGCCACACCCGCCAAGACGGCAGCACCTACATCATCTACTCAGCGAGTCCCTACTGGCAGGAGTGCAAGAGCGGCGATCCGGTACCCGCAGGCTGGTCCTACCGCAGTGACACAAACGACTGGTGGCTGGGGGTAGATGATCTGAGGGGGTACATCACATGCTTGGATACGGCAGACAGTGGGTAGATGAAGACGACATTCAGGCGGTAGCCGAAGTTCTGCGCTCAGACCGGCTCACTCAGGGGCCGGTCGTCGAGCGTTTCGAGGAGGCGCTGGCTGAGTACGTAGGGGCCGATTATGCGGTTACGTTCTCTAGCGGAACGGCGGCACTGCATGCGGCCTACCATGTGGCCGGGGTTAAACCGGGCACGGAGGTGCTGGTCCCGGCGATTACGTTTGCGGCCACGGCCAACGCCGTACTGTACTGCGGTGGCAGACCGGTGTTTGTGGATGCGTTCTCTCCGCATGTACCGGACACGAGTTTCGAGCGGTTAGGCGCAGCCCTTACAGAGCACACGGATTGCTGGGTCACCGTTGATATGTGTGGGCATCCCTGGCGGGACAGGCGGCCATGGAGGGAAATCGGCATAGTACACACCCGACCCCGTCTGTTCAACGGCAAATGGATCACCGAAAACGTGCGCAGATGCATAGGCATCGTTGATGCCTCTCACGCACTCGGTGCGGTGTCGCCGCCCGCGGGCCGAGTCGGCGGCAATGAGTATGCTGAAATGACGGTGTTCAGCTTCCACCCCGTTAAAACGATCACAACCGGTGAGGGCGGAGCAGTCACAACGGGCAACCCGGCATATGCGGAAGCCCTGCGGTGCTTCCGCGACCACGGATTCACCCGCCCAGATGGTCTGATGGTCGACCTCGGCTACAATTACCGAATGACCGATATTCAGGCCGCACTGGGCAGGTCACAGCTTCGGTGGCTTCGCAGGTTCCTGGCCCGCAGGTTAGAGATTGTTTCTGCCTATCACAAAGCGTTTTGCGACCTGGAGCATGTAGCCCTGCCCAGACCCTGGCCCGGCGACGAATCCGCCTGGCATCTCTACAGTCTCCAGGTCGACTGGACCGCTCTGAGCACCACCCGCGATGATGTGCGCAAGGAATTGGCCGACAGGGGTATTGGCACACAGATACACTACATGCCGGTTTACCACCACCCATGGTATCGGCGCAACGGCTATGCCAACGTGACGTGCCCCAACGCCGAGCAGTACTACGAGCGCACCCTGACGATCCCACTGTACCCGGCAATGACGAATGAGGATGTAAAAACGGTTATCGAGGCCGTGAAAACAGTACTGGGGGGTAAGGTGATTGAGTAACCTGCGCGGGGTAGCAATTGTGGGAGGAGCGCCGGAGGACCCGGCTTGGAGCGACTTCGTTTTGGGTCGTTCCGATGTGGACTACTGGGGGTTCAACGAACTTTACTGCAAATACCCGGGCATGCCGTGGGCGCGCTGGTTCGAGCTACACGCCAACAGATGGGACAGGGACTATCCAACGCCAGCCGAGGAGCACATCAAGGCACTGGCGGCTCTTCAGGTGCCCGTCTACATGTGGCAGGTACATCCGGCCATACCAAACAGCGTCGTTTATCCGGCATATGGAGTGACCTGCCAGTTCGGGCGGTATGCGACGGGTTCTGCGGCATGGTTGATAGCCCTGGCCATCTGGGAGAAACGGCCAAGCATCTACATGTATGGAATCAACACATCGCTGTCCGATGAGTACAGGGCCCAGCGCTCCTGCCTGGAGTACTACATCGGCTGGGCAAGAGGAAAGGGCATAGAAGTGCACCTGTCGCCGACCTGCGACCTACTGAAGGCACAGTGGCTTTACGGCCTCGCTGATCCACCACAAACCATAGGGGGTAATGCAAAATGACTGACAAGACCAAGACCATTGAGGACAAGCCGCAGCGCAAGGACAGGGTTTGCATCGTGGGGTTCGCGAACTCGAAGAAATTCGTGCCCTGGGACAAGACCGACGACTACGAGTACTGGGGCCTGAACGAACTCTACCTCGACCCCGACATTCCGCAGAATGCTCCATGGAGCCGCTGGTTCGAACTGCACTATGACAGATTTACCCGCAAGCGCGGCAAGGAGCGGTGCGAGGATCACGCCGAACGGCTGGCGAAGATGGGCATCCCGGTTTACCTGTGCAAACCGCACCCGGATATTCCCAACGGCATCGAGTTTCCGCAGGCGGTTTTCAACCTGTTCCCCGACTACTGGACGAACTCCGTGAGCTACATGATCGCCCTGGCCATCCATCAGAGGTTCAAGGAGATCCGCATCTACGGCGTCGATATGGCGCAACAGACGGAGTACGCGCACCAGCGGCCATCGTGTGAACTCCTCATCGGCTGGGCGTTGGGTCAGGGTATCGAGGTCTACATACCGCCGGAGTCCGACCTGCTGAAGTCGGCCTATCGTTACGGGTTCGAGGAAAACATCATGGGACCCAAACTCCGCGACCGCCTGGGCGAACTCGCCGAGAAGCGGAATGCCCACGCGAGAGAGAAGGCCAAAGCCGAGGGCCATGTAAATCAGTGTATCGGTGCCCGCGGAGCAATCGGCTGGCTGACGAAGAACCTCGGGCCGGATAAGGCGAAGATCTGCAAGGCGGCATTCGACCAGCTACTGGCGCAAATAGCCAGGGAGGAAGCCGAGGCCCGCAAGCAAGCGGAAACCCACAACGTCGCCCATCACCAATTGGCGGGAGCGTATGAGGGAACACACTACATCAACGAGGTGTTCTGCAAATGACGACCTACGTTGTAAGAAAGCGGTTCTACACGGGCGGTACGACCTACGAGCCGGGCGACAGGCTACAGTCATCGGCCATCACCAGCCCGAATCGCATCAAGCAACTGCTGAATCTGGAGTGGATCGAGGAAGCGCCCGACGAGTATGT